GTTAGGCATGAAGTGATACGTCCGCTAATTGAAAACAAAACACTTGTTTTTAAAGGAGTAGAAAAGCATCAAGGGGAACTAATGCCGAGATATGTACTGTCGCCCGCAAATGGCAGCTAACAAGGTAACAAGCGCAAGTGATGACACAGTATTGCCGGAGCAGTTAGGGCAGACGGGAATCATTGACAGTATTGTGGAGAGAGAAGTAGAGGAATGGAAGGACGACCTATTCCTGAGAGTTAAATTAAGCGACGGAACGACCGATTGCTTCTGGTGCGAAGAGTTGACACCCATAGAACTATGAAAACACCATTCAGAGAATTAGCAGAGAGTATAGCTAAAAACATGAAGGAGGTAAGGGGGTGCTGTTCAAACCTTCCTGGCATTCCATCTGATTTTTTTATAGACTTCTTCATGCCAACAGCAGAAGAGCGTGAAGAATACGATTGCAGTCTGTGGTGGTGGATGGGTGGGATAAATACCACCATACAACAAGACAACCAAGACCGCATCACAGCCCTACTCTTCGCAGATCAGTTGTGGCAGGATGAGGAGAACTATAAATACGAGAGGATATGAACCCAATCACAACAGCAGGACTATGTATAGCCGGATTCTATGCGATGCTATACATCTATGAAGGAGTAGTAAGGATGATACATAAGAGACAAGGGAGGACCAACCCATGAACAAGCACACAATAAGAATGGTAACGCACCCCAACGGAACGCAGGTGCATACACTAAGAATGGAAGGGGACCTTGCAACGTGCCTGGCAACGCTCAAGAAACGCTATAAGGATATGCAGGTGATACGCATATATAGCAGAGGGAGCAAGGCAGCGCAGACGTTAGCACAGCCCGTGAGTGATGGGATGCTTGAGGATAGACTGTCAACAGGGCCGCAGAGGGACAAGGACAAGCCACTGTTTGAAGCAAGTTTATTCTAATACATAACAATACTAACAACTAACAAACAAAACACAATGGGAACGAGAAATTTAACAATGGTAATCAGTGAAGGCAAAACAAAAGTAGCGCAGTACGGTCAATGGGATGGCTACCCAGAAGGTCAAGGAGTAACCGCATTAAACTTTTTAAGAGATGCGGATATAGTGAAGTTTAAAGAGAAGGTGGATGCGTTAGAATGGCTGACAGAACAGGAGTTGGAAGAAATAAATAAAGGCGACTGGCAAAAGACGCACTCATACCTAAGCAGAGACAGAGGAGCCGAGATATTAGAACTTGTCTACAATGGGAGTGCGACAAAGTTAATTAACCGTGAAGCCTTCGCCGGTGACAGCCTGATGAACGAATGGACATACGTAATAGACTTGGATAAGGGTACATTTGAAGTTTATGAAGGGTTTAATAAGGAGCCATTGGCGGAAACTGAAAGATTCTTTGGTTATACCAGCGATGACACGCCCGTTCTGGACAGAAAGTATTATCCTGTTAAATTTGTAAAGAGTTATTTTATTGCCAGCCTACCAACAGACGAGGAGTTTATTGCAGACTTCACTCAGAAGGAAGAAGAGGAGGGGTAGTAATGTCCGACCGCCTTCTAAGAACCATGAACCCTTCGCAGCGCGTGAAGTTCATGCAAGCAGTGAATAAGATCGTCCGGTCAGCAACGGACACCACAGAACAGAGACAACAGCTATTCGCGATGGGGCTGACACCCTACGAAGCGGATGCACTACAAAGAGAACAATGGAACGGAGAGAAAGGGTATATAACGTCATTCATAGAGAGGGAGAAGCAGGCAGCTATGCGATTGCAGCGACCAAGAAAGACGCGATACGCACAGCGAGGACGATAGCAGCAGACTTAGCGGGAAGCATTGGGCGCAAGCTCCACAACTATCAGTATGTAGAGTATTACAAGGGAGCGAAGTGCCCTGGGTGCAACACCGACACTCAGAAGGTAACAGCGATCTTCGATACAAGTAAATTGTATGGGAAAGGAGAGTGTTATATATGCCGGTGGTGTGGGGAGGTGAAGGGATGATACGCACCCCCGACACAACAACAGTATGCGTAGAGATCGAGATACCCGTGAAGGTATATGTGAGCCAGTGCGAGGGCGATGATGTAACACCACCGGCAAGGTCCATCACCTTCACCTACGACAAAGAAGAACTTCTACGCCTTGCAGAGAAAGATATTCAAGAACAATTAGATCAGATGGACTATGACTAACAAACAACTATTAAGAAGGATTGACAACATAAAGAGCGAACTTGACAGCCTTATGGATGCCTTAATGGAGGAGATACAAATATTGGAAAACGAAGTTGACAGGCTTACTGATGAGAACAAGGACCTCCAAGATGAATGTAAAGACTTAAAGAGAAATGACTGAAATAGACTACACCCTGTTAGAAGGGATTGCAACAAAGGTGGAGGTAAGCGATGGCAGTATATTTCTGCATCGAGATGCTGGCAGTATATGTATAATGCGAGATGGAATACAAGAAATAAGTGACGAAGGGACTACGATACGTATTCGTACCATTGGTTCTGTCATTAACCTTTATAAGGCTTGGGACTTCTTTCACGTAACAACACTAACTGTAGCATGAACCCCAACGCCGGCACATACAAAGCGGACAACGTGGACCGCAGTCCATTCAAGACCTATATCCTCCACACCGGAGGGCACTTCAAGCCTTACTTCGTATCATGGATAGGAGTGAAGCCACTCTTCACCAATGACCCCAACCTTGCAAGGAAGTATTACACCAACAAGGTAATCAACAAGGAGAGGTTTGGAGAAGACAAGTGGGACAAGGTAGAGGAGATGGCAAACGACATGAGAAAGCTCAGGGAGATGGACAGGGCGATATATCCACTTGAACTATGAACCAATACATGAACAATGAATGCTAAACAACGCACACTATGGAATCAGATCAAAGAGTTGGTGATAGAGATCAACATCCGCGAACAACTCAACAGCAGGGACAGGGCGTACATACGCCAGCTTCAGAAAAAGATCGACCGCCTCGATACATTGCCTACCTCCGTGTCTCCACCAAGAAGCAAGGGGCGCAAGGATTAGGCATAGAGGCACAGCGGGCGATCATAGCATCATACGTGAAGGATGCCGAGATTATAGCTGAGTTTGTAGAGGTAGAGTCCGGCAGCCGTAGAACCCGCAAGAAGTTAGAGGAAGCGGTGCTACTGAGCAAGACCGAGAAGGCTATACTGATAACAGCGAAGCTCGACAGACTTGCAAGAGATACGGAGTTTGCGATGAAGGTAAGGAACAACGCCTATGATTTGGTATGCTGTGACATCCCTGGCATGAATCTGTTTATGTTCGGTATCATGGCTATGTTCGCAGAGTATGAGCTTGGAATCATCAGGGGAAGGATTAAGGCAGCCCTCGCAGCTAAAAGAGCAAGAGGGTGGGAGCCTGCTCAGAGCAAGAAGCTCAAGGAAGTGCTTGATGTAAGCGACAACCACCTCTTAGGAGGGGAGGCGAGGAAGGAGCAGGCAATGAAGTTTGACTACTCTACACGTCAGCTAATCGTTCGCATGAAGGAGGAGGGCAAGAGCATGAAGCAGATTGCGGAAGTACTCAACAGCAACGGACAGATGATGCCATCCGGTAAGAAGTGGTACCCGATGGCGGTGCATAGAGTGGGATGGAAGCCTAAGCCGATAGAAGAAGTATTTAAAGATTACTTAGAGAAGAAACCATGAAAATAAAAGTAACACACGGAAGCAGGGAGATTGAGGTGGAACTTCCATTTAAACAATGCGATCTAAATTATGTGGACAATAGTAAGTATGCCATCGAACTAATAAAAACAGTTGTCGAATCTGTTATAAAAATGAATCAACCATGAAAACCCTAAAACAAAAACTACGTCACATCCCATCCCCGATACGGGAGATGATTGTGGAGAATATTGAATTTGAACGTCCACGACACTTGTCCCATTGTCTTGATAATCACGAGAGCATTATTATGTCGTTTAGTTTGGAGCAATCAAAACATATCCCTGATAGTACATTCTGGGACGGCATCAACGAAGAAATACTACTAATCAAATGAACCGCAACTATGGACTACATAAACAAACTACTTCAGAGATTTAAGTTAGGTAACTCATTGTATAAAGGACAATGGAAAATAACTAACGAAACCCTTTATAATATGAGGATTTCAAAAGAGGAAGTAGAGGCAATGGCAGTAAGGGAGATGGTGATTCAACTGTCTGATAAAATAATGAAGGAACACCCAAAAGCAATTGTTGAAGAGAAATTTACCGACTACAATTTATTTAAAGTTCAACTTCTTGTTTTAGAAATGAAAGATTTTAAAGACATTGTAGAGGGGGCAATTGGGATGCTATCTGATGCGCAAATAGAACAAATTCGACAAGGACTATCCGTTAATACTACAACATCATGAACAGAAACCTAAGCACCACCAAGTGGAACCGCACCTTCCACGACCGTAATCTGATACAGGCTATCAGATCAGCCCGGTGCAAGTACTTCAACGACTACGATCAGACAGGTGTTCTCCCGATAGCGAAGGGGGTGAGCAGGACGGTGCTTCCTGATGGGAGTGTTAAAACTTATAGAGGATGAGTATAGGAGTATGGTGCTGTCCGATATGTCACGGCACAGGAAACATTAAGCGTCCTCACGGTATGCGGAAAGACATGGACATGAAGCGCAAACATGCAAAGAGCCTTAGAGATCAGGGTTATTCCATTCGAGAGATTTGCGTGATAATGGGCTACAAGAGTCCGAGAAGTGTACAAGACTTATTAAAATAACAAAATGAAAACCTACAAACTAATCGCCCTCGCCTTCATCCTGATGGTAGGAGGGGCTTACATGGCGAATGAAGCCAGCAATGACAGAGTTGGTGCAATCGGATTCTTAATAGCCTGTGGAGGCTTAATAACGCTGTTTATTGCGGTGGTAAGGGGGAGGACATCATGACAGAACTTAAAAACAAAATAATTCAGCAGTTAAGGTTTCACCGCATATCCTGTTTAGATGAAGATAAAACTGCATTCTTTATTATGAATCTTTTAGAAGAATACCGCTCCCAATGCGATGAGTTGCCGGGGGATGATGTGGTGAACAAGCAAGCTAAGGTGTCATGCAAAGGTAATTCACATGCCATGCGATACCATCACATGTTAGAGCAGTTTAGAGAAGGTGCTAAATGGATGCGCTCCCTCGCCTCACCCGCAATCGCCTCCCGTGATACTCGCATAAGGGAGCTGGAGGAGCACGTTAAGACTTTGGAGGAAACAATAAAAGTGCTAAACAGAAAAATTGAAGCCGACTACAAAGGATATAAGTTTAAACATTAACCACCCACCCAAGCGGGGAAATAATTAAGGAAAAAAAATGAAAACAAAAGTATTCTTCGACACGGAGTTCACAGGACTTCATCAACGCACAACACTAATTTCAATTGGTTTTATTTCAGAATGTGGTAAAACTTTCTACGCTGAATTAATTGACTATGACCAATCGCAAATTGATGAATGGTTGAAAACAAATGTAATTGATAATCTTACAAATCAATTAATGCTAACCAATTCTTTTGAAGGAATAGAAAACATAAGATGTAAGTGCGATATGAAAATGTTGCAAGTATATCTATCAAAATGGCTTTCACAATTTGAAGAAATTGAAATTTGGAGCGACTGTCTTTCTTTCGACTGGGTTTTGTTCTGTCAAATTTATGGGCACGCCTTTAGTATTCCTAAAAACGTTTATTATATTCCATTTGATATTTGTACCCTATTTAAAATGAAAGGGGTTGACCCAGATATAAGTCGTGAAAAATATGGATGTGGAGAAGCATATTCGGAAATGTTAAAACATAATGCCTTATGGGATGCAAGAGTAATTAAAATGTGTTATGAGAAACTTTCCGCCACCCCGTCAGGCGATGATGATGGGAGTAAATAAATAACAACATGAAAGGAGGATTCGATTTATACGGAAAGTATTATCCTGATATTAATGACGCTCTAAATGCAGAGATGTCACAATGTAATGAAATTGATAATCGTCACAATCGAAAAAAGATAGAAGATTTAGAGCGAAAATTACATGAACAACAAAGATCATCAAGCGAAGAAGAGTTTCGAGATTTATGGGAGAAAATAGAATATCTTGAAACGAGGATAGCCAAACTTGAAAACCCTGATAGAACATGCCCCTAATCGAAAAACTTAAATCCCTCACTCCGACAGAGGGGGAGTGGCACGCTGATATGTATGGTGTACATTCAGAAGGAGAAATGCTGTACATAAAAGATCAGTCCAATTATAGTGATGATACATTAATCACCCTCGCCCCACAAATGCGCACCGAACTCATCAGGATGGACGATGAGATAAAGAGGTTGAAGGCGCAGATTGAAAAGGACTACAAAGGATATAAGTTTAAACAGTAACACCAACAACCATGAAAACCAAACAACAAATAATTGACCGAGTAAAGTCTATTAAAGAAAAGGCTGTAAATAAATTGCAATACGACATAGGCAGCGACCTTCGAGATTTAGAAAGAGAATTGTCGTCACTCCCCGACTTCAACCCGATGAAGATAGATGAGGAGAGGATGACTAACCTATGGGAACGAAAATTTAATAAGATGTACTTATCATCTGTACAAAAACTTATCCAAGAATACAACTCCACCCTCCCATCACCTTTAGTTCCGTTGCCGAAGGAGATGCCGAAGGAGTTTAGAGGTATCGCTGATAGTAAGCAGTCGTGGGATTGGGTATTTAACCACTACGGCACACCCTCAAAAGAACCCCTGCCGAGTGTGGAGGAGTTGGAAAGGGAATTAAAGACACTACCAATTAAGGAAATTGATGAGATTAAGCAAATCGCCCAACACCTGCACTCAAAATACTCCCTCCATCCAAAGCAGGAGTGGTGGATGAAGTTGAATAAGGGGGATAAGTTTATGTGGAAAGGCCAAGTGAAAACATTTCAAAGCTATGAAATAGAGCATAAATTGTATATTGAACCATTTCCTTCTATGGTTTATTGCCCTGCATCAGACTGCACCCCCTACACCCCTCCCACAGCGCAGGACATCATTGCAAAGCACGGGCTGACTGAGGAGGAAGTTAAGGTGATAAGGGAGGGGAAATGATAGAGCCAAAGATTATATCAGGTATAACAAGATATTATTATGTGGGAAAACATATCGGAATTTATTGTTCATTGACAAAAACACCCCCCGACATTAGTGGAAGAGTCGTGTACCTCGGATATTCTAACGATATTCATATTCCAACAAGATTAAATACAGGTCGAGTGCTTCACCTGAGTAGAAAGAAGCGCATCAAATCCAGAGTAGTGCCAAAAAACTGATACTGATTTGTATGGATATAGTACTAAAGACTGTCAGTGCCTTCTTAAATTCTACGGAATAAGATAGGAGTAGTAACGGGTTTTAAATATTATGAATCAGAGGTGGCTAAACTTCCATCAGGCATTATTCATAGATGGGGAAATTGTGTTGTAAGCAAGAGTACCCATTTATTAAAAACTAACAACATGAAAAAACTAACAGAAGAAGAATTTAAGGCATTGCCAAAAGGTACGATATATTATTATCAATTTGAAAAAGGAGTAGCATCAGATTATGATGAACGTTTCATCGAAGAACCCACCCCCTCCCAAGACGACCTCAAAATGCTTGTCGATGTGGCGAGTAGGATTTATGCAAGAGACAGGGAAACCCACATAGATACTGCTATTAAGGAGGCTAAAGGGCTAATCCAAGCCTGTAAGGAGGCGTTAGCATGAGAACCAAACAATCCTACATCAACGAGCGTGACGAGTTATTCGAGTCGTATCTTGATACTGTCCGGAGAATAGATTTCTGGTCGGGAGAGCGTGGCAGGCTAACCTACAGGCACCGTAAAGGACTGCGTGAAGAACTTGTAGCCTGTAGAGACAGCATCTCAGAGAGGCTTATCACCCTTGACAACATCATCACCGGTACACACAAGATCGTACCAGTCCACACTCAGCTTCTCGAAGTGTCGTAGACATTCTTCAACACCCCAATAGAAGGGTTATAGGCGGGGTAAATCTTGCGCATCTCTACCATAGCCTCATGTATAGATAATGCAGGAAACAGAAGCAGTAGGGCTATGGATGGGCTTCGGGACACTCCCTTGTTACAGTGAATGGTTAGTGAGGGATATTGCTCGTAGAAGTCACGACACCTACGTATCATGTAGTCAAAATATTCCTGGTCGATCTGCGTGTCCACCATATTCAGATACAGGTGATGCCCTTTCCTGTGAACCAAATAGTCTGTTGCTCCACTCTTTGCAAAACAGGGATACTTACAGGCGTGAATAGTTGGTCCTGTAGAACAATGTGATATGTCGCCGATGGTTATATTACCAAGCACCGGAGCATAACTGTTGACGTATTTAAAATCATGTACACCCACTTTAATTCCGTTCCTCCGTCAGTATAAATTACCAGAAAGCCCGTATTTCCTGTTACCGCTGTTGACTGTGTGTAAATCATAGTACACCACGGCTCCATTGCATTCTTATTTATATCATATCTCATCCACCTTCCGGTAGCATTGATCTGAATGTAAATTGAGTTTTTGTTGTCATAAATATACTTACTTCCCGTGGCAAAGACCTCCGTTGCCGGAGAATAAGTGATACCACTTGTCCAAGTGTTTGATGGAATGTCATAGTAGTCAATCACAGCCCCGCCAATACCACGAAACGAATAGATCCGTCTGCCATTGAGGATTGCGCTTTCGTTGGTCCATAACGCATCTGTTACTCTATGAACCCAGACCATTGACATCCCCGCACCTGCTGATGTCCGTACAGCCATTGCCGACCACGTATTCGCACTTATGCTGTATCTCGCTACTGCCGTACCTCCAGATCCACTGTAATAAAGAAAATCATCACAGCCTTCAATAGTATAAACACTGGTGGCATCCGGTGTTGTTGTCCATGCAGCACTTACAGTAATCACCGTTCCCGTATTGGAGGCAATCGTCCTGAACTGTCCAAGTCCGGTTCCTGCCGTGATGCGTATCTGATAGCTTGTCCACTGGTTTACTGTCCACGTCTTTCCTCCATCAGTCAGGGTACTCGCCCCACCAGCCGTTGCCGTACCGGTAGCGAAGGAGACAAAAGCTCCGTTTGTCATTGATGGAGTAGCTACCAAAACACTGTCGGTATTTATCGTTGCTGGCAATCCCGTTTGTAACCCCGCTGTCCATGTATTGAGCGCATAGTCATAATACTTGAAACTGTTTGCAGCCAGCGTACCGGCACAAATGACATACCACCTGGGAGTAAGCAGTCTGTAGGTCGATGATGATGTTATCGTTGCCGAAAAAGCTGCTGTAATAACAGCATTCGCCCCAACTGTATTTGAGGTAATATCTAAAATATCGCCGGCTCCAGGACCTCCCGTAATATGAATCTTATATCCTCTCAAATCTCTGGCAATAGTCAGGTTTGTTGTCAGTGTCGTTGCCGTCCCCGCCGTAGCTGTTCCCGATGGCCCTCCTGTAACAGCAGCTCCACATGCTCCGGCTCCAAAAGTTCCCGCCAATGCCCCTGATGGAATCTGAATAAAACCATCTTCTCTGGGATCATATAAATAATGCGTGGTTGCATTTGCAACCAATAACTTCGTTTGGCAGTGCTGAACAGCACCAGCCACAAACTGACCTGCACCCGTATTCAATGGAGACGGCGCACACATCTCCCAGAGCTTCCTGTCAACTATCTTTCTAAGATTTACTACCGTTGCCATAATTTTAAGTAATTAATATGTTTGATCTTAACTGATTAACAGGAATCTGCATTGTCGATGGTACTTGATTCGTTGCAAACCACCCGCCAATAGCTGTCTGGCCTGCAAGCGTAGTTATAGATGTCACTGAACTCACCGTTCCTACTGTGGTAACTGTAGCAAGCGTTAAGCTCGCTGAGATTGCATCCAGTAATATTCTCACCCTGCCCGAAGCATCCGGCAATGTCGAATTACTACCAATGATATTCATCAGTATCTTCAGCGCATCGGAAACCTCTTTTAATTGACTATCCGCTACCGCCATAGCGTCAGATACATAATACCATATCTGAAGATCATCGGTATCACTCATCGCCGTAGTATCATACGTCAGAGTGAACGTGCTTCCCGATAGCGTTCCTCCAAGTAAGGGATTTGCAAAATTGTATATAATAACATTGTCGGTTACATTGGTAATAACTAACAATGCCTCCAACGAAGGAACTCCCTCGTCCAATTCTATTGTCACCTGCTTTGCCGAAGCATCGAAGGTGTAACTACCATAATCAACTCCTATTAAGACTTTTGCCATTATCCAAGTGCTATTATTAAAGGTATAGGATCGTTTGCTGCTATTGCGCTCGCTATTGCTGTACTGACCGCAAGAGTAGTCGGGTACTTTGTATTGTCCGGAGAGGTTAAGTCTGTTGCCTTATTCGCTACATTCTCCGGCGTGAAACCAAGTGCCGCCTGTTTACCATCAAAAGCCGCCCAATCAGTATTCGATAAATACCCGCTGACAAGTGAGGTAGCTTGCGGTATAGCGATTGTTCTGTTGGCGGATAGATCGCCACCACCTGTAAGCGGAGATGTAGTTGAGATTGTCCGTGAAGTGGGTACGCCTCCTCCTGCACTTACAAGTGGACTCCCAGGGGTGCCATCTCCCGTGATCGTACTCCCATCCACAGAAATCTGAACGATAGGATTAGCAGGATCGGTATTGTCGGTATCAAGTCCGGTGACGCTATTGACAGAACCTCCGGCCGGAGTAAGGGGCTGATAGTAAAACTTCCCTACCTCCCTGTATGCCTTGCCATAGGGAATAGCTGTTTGCTTGTAGAGAATGCCCGTAGACATATCAAGGGCTTGTACGCCCGCCAACGCTGTAAGTGAAGGAAAATCAGCACTCTGATAGTCCTCTGATACAACCTGTTCTCTATTCATAGGGTAAAGATATAAAGGGAGAACATTATTTTCGCTTGCCCCCAAAATAAAAGGGCGAAGGATATACCTTCGCCCTTGCATAGTTTAGATTACAAAACGGGGGTCGATTAGCGTCGGCCCTTGTTCTTTTTATACTGTCTCCACTCCCCGTAGAGAAGAAAGAACAGCACTATCCCACTTAAGTAAATCATTAGAATGGCAGATCGTCAGCGGTGTTACTGTCCATAGCCGCCGGATTAGGCTGAATAGGCGTGGATGCAGTGGTCGCCTGTCCTACCACAGATACCTTCCATACCTTGTGATCGGAGTACCATTTGCCCTGCCATTCACGGGAATGTGGTTCGTATTCGATTTCGATGGTTGAACCTATTGGAATGCCCGCCATCTGGTCAGATACAGCCTTAGATTTGCTGTCAAACGCTATCTTACGTGAGTATTCACCAAATGTTTCAGTGAGAATCTTTACTCTTCTCCAGTCATTACCGTTGGAATTGCCTGAAACATCATCAAGGATTTGTAATAGTTTTACTTGCATGGTCTATTGGGGTTATTGTTCCGGTAGTACCGGATAGTTCTAATGGTTGTCGTTTGTTGTTTTGGTCGTTCAATATTCGTTCTCCTATCCGAAGGTAGGAATTTTTAATAATGTTTGTACTGACCTGAATGTAGTTGTGTTTTGGACAACGTTTGCTCCGCTTATTGTTGCAGATACATTTCATGAACGGCACAACATTGTCAAATGATTTAGCTATAACATCGTTTAATAACTTGTCAAGCTCGTCAGGTGTGAACTGTATAGTCATATTTATTTGTAGAGATTTGCGTTCATCCATTCACGACACTGTAGCACCTTGTTGTAAAGTTTCTCAATATCCGCATCGTTACGCTCGAATGATATTTGATGCAACCTTTCGTGCATAGGAATATCATCATAGATACATGACATTTCAATCTCCTGAACCGCATCAAGCCACATTGGAGACTCTTTATCCGGCTGTCCGATCTTATACCAGAGTTTGCGTTTCTCATCTTCAAGAAGTTGATCGGGAGTATTTACAAGGCAGTAAGCAAGTCGGGCTTTTTTAGCTCCGGTCAACGCCATGTAGCCCTGCAACTGCCAATAGTAAAGTTTCTTGATGTCATTCTTAAACTTAGCCCGCATATAGGTGAAGATGTCCCATGATGATTTTATGTCAACAATCTCCATATCCTCTATTTCTAAAGAGGTGATGATGTCCGGTGTTCCTTTAATGTAGTCGTTTGCCAAACTTTCCTCATTCTTCACGTAGAACCTCTTTGTTACACGACTAAACAAAGTCATAGAATCTTCTTCTACAAGTGTTCCTTTGATCGTATAACGGTTGCCAATATCCGAACGCCTTCCGTACTTTTCAGCAACGAATACGTCAATGAGGTGCGCCTTTGCAGATTCAGAAATAGTCTCTGTTTTTACTTTCGGCTCAGTCATGATGTGACCGAGAGAAGAACACCTGAATAGGATATTATTTTGCATTTGCTTGTGCAACAGGCGAAAGTTCGCTTACTTTTTGTTGGAAGATTCCACGTAAAGAAGCAGGAATATCCTTGTTAAGAGCGTTCAACTCTTCAAGTGTCGTGCAGTCATTTATCAATAACTGCATTCTTTCCTCTGCCTTGTCTACTTCCGTTGGTTCGTTGTCCACGTATTCAACTTCAACGGTCTCATGATTCGTGACAGTAGATTGATCTGCTACAACAGCATTCTGCAACTCTACAGATAGTGGTGCATATTTAGAGAGTAAGAGTTTTAAAATAGTCTTGTTCGCCATAGCGTCAAAGTCGGTATTCCAAAGTCCCTTGTCGTTGCTAAACGTCTTTGAATACTTCGCACCGTGAGCTTTCATTTCTTCGATACTCATGTACATCATCTTCTGAAATCCGTTCACCAGTTCAAAGTATGCAGCGTAACCTACTATTTTGCCGGTAGATGGTTTTGTAAAATCAAACACATATCCGGTAAGTGGATTTTGCTCTACAATCTGTCCGTCATAGATCGGGCATGATGCAAGGGTTTTGAATTGTCCGGAACGCTGCGCAAGTTGAATGTAGCCTTTGTACCCCAACTGGAACTGCGCTACCTGTTTAGTCTGCCACTGCCCGCTTGCGTCCTTGTACTTTTGGTTATACGGCACGATGTAAGCAAAGCCGAGCGAGTTGTTTAGCGGCAAGTCAAGTGTTGCAGCCATAGCCGCAGCCTGATAAACTGAGTTAGGTTCTGCCTTTGCAAGTAAATTGTTTGATGCCACAATCTGCAATACAGATGTGATGAATGATGCGGAACGCTTACCCATCATTTCCTCGAACTTTTTCTTTACTTCGTCCCTTGCGAATAAAGATTTGGCGGTTACTACTGATTGTTGCGCTACCGCTACGCTGTTTGTTTTCTCGTCCATTTTATCCTCTTTGTTTTATCGGTCATTTCGACCTCGTATTTTTCATATAAACTATCAATAGCCTCCCGAACTATGGAGGCAGCACTACGACCTCCACCGTGAGCTTTTATTCTCTCAATCTTGTGCATCTGCTCATCCGCTACCCGAAATGCCGGATAGTCGCCCGCTGCAATATGCACGTAATTCTTTTTTTTCATGTGTACAAATATAGCCATTTATATAGCACGGACAAGCCTAAGAATGTAGCGTATTGACACTCAATAGTATTATCTTATCCCCCACATCAGCCCTACCCGATGTGACTTTTCAAAAGGGTCGTAACCGTAGGACCAAAGTTTATTGCCTCGGATATATCCAACCTGTGCACCGGCAGTAATATCGGTAATAGCATTGGCAAACACGCCTATAAAAAGTTGCTTAGTGGAGGAGGGTAGGTAAATAGGATACGGAATGCTATCTGTAATGTGAATGGTAGATGCGGTCTTAGTCTTATACTTAATCTGAACGCTATCCACGCTACAGTTATTCACAGGAATGGCAACATCAATACTGATATTACTATCCGATAGATTAGCAAGATAAATATAACCGCTATCCACCACGCTACTGTCGAGTGTAGCAACGTTGGGTTTAGGTGCCACAAGAAAGTCCTTATATTTTTTCGGAGCTTTGACTGCCGGTACCGTTTGCTCTCTTGTCGTATCCTTTCCCTCCACCACTTCAATATGGCGTGACGCAGGAGGAAGTTGGACAGGCGGGCAATCATTTTGCTTTGTGAAATATGCGAAGATCAGTATGCCGATGATAACCCATTGTATAGTAACTAAGCTACGGCTGTTCATTGTCAGGTGGAGTGTCTTTCGGTGGCGTTTGTGTGATTCTACTTGTGAAATATCCGGCTATTCCGGTCCATAGTTGAGGGTTGGTGATAACCGGATAGATGTTATACAATGCAGAGGAAGAAGCATACGACATGAAGAAGGAAGCCCATATCGGCCATCCTTTATCAATAGAGATAGCGGTGAACACAAACGATGCGATTGCACTGAAGATGAATGGAAGCAGATAGTCCTTTGAGAACCGTGCTGCGTTCCATCCTTCTTCGTTACGCTTTGTGGTGTCCTTCGCCCGCATAGCCTTCACTGATAGATGGGCTACGAGTCCAAGTATCATCATCACCCAGGGCGAATCCATGTATTGCTCGAATAGTATCATGGTCGTTTTACTGTTATAAGAGATGTGCCATTGTTGTAAGTGCTCACTCCATTCGGTATAGTCCCAACCCATCGTGCTTGACTAAGTAGATTGCCACCATCGTAGCATCCGTTGAACTCCCAGAAGTTCTGACCTGTACTTTGAAACTTTGAATCGTTCAGAAGCCAACGCAGGTCGTTTACTTTTACTGTATTTCCTGAGCCTTCACCTTGCACCCAGATAAGAGGGCTACGAGTAGCAGCAAATAGTTGGTGGTTTGTTCCCTCGATGACAGTTGTTGATCCTCCGCCCTGCCTGATGTAGATAAATGCAACAGAGAACTGCGCCTCTACTGTTCCTTCCCAATGGCAAAGTTTGATATACGGACCGTTCTTCACTTCATTGGCTCCGTTATAATTCCACATAATTCCATAACTTGCAAATCCGCCTTCCCCTGTAATTAATTGATATTCATGCCCACTACAAGCCTCTGACCATATAATAGCTGTTGATCCATCGTAAACAAATGCACGAACGTTCATCACTTTGAATTGGTTTGAACTGCAAAGGTTGTTACCGCTACCTGACCATTTACCCCGTGTAGGTTCAATTACAATACCTCTGATGTCGTTGGAAGTAATAGAGTGAATCGTTCCAAACATACAGAAAGCCATACGGATTCCGTTGGTAGAGTTCTCTAAGTGCATATCCCAAACAGTAGAACGTTGTGAGCAGGCTAAGTCGATTAAGTAACCTGTCCCCGTTCCTTTGCCCACGATCTTACCACCGTGAATATTATAGGTACGTGGGCGGTTTGCCATGTTCATGGCTTCAGTCTGATCTACAGGCTGCATCCCGATGATATAAGGAAGTCCCGAAGGTGAATTGTCAAATATACTGTTACCGCATAGGTTGATTTCAATGACTGTATTTTGATTCGTGGAAGTTCCGCCCGGTACTTTAGGTAGTTCAAAAGGCGTGGAGGAAGTTATCCGAATGTCCTGCGTACAGAAGATCGCACGGGTTTGATCGTTTACAATTCCTGCAACCGCTGATCTAAATTCCGCTTCTGTTGCCACGAACTTTGTGCGACCTGAATTGAATGTGCCTGATCCTCCACTTCCCGCTGGTCCTTGCGGACCTTGTGGACCTGCCGGACCTTGTGGTCCTGTTGCTCCGGTAGCTCCCGTTGCGCCTTGTATTCCTTGCGGTCCTGCCGGTCCGATTGGTCCTGCAACTCCCTGAATACCTTGAACGCCCTGATCTCCTTTGTCACCCTTCAGCCCCGGTATTCCAGGTATGCCCTGAATCCCCTGTGGACCCGCCATCTGATCTTCCGGAACATACCTGATAAGCCCATTCCACTTGTACGAAATCTTGTTGATCGTATCACGATAGGTGTCGTGCTTGGTGAACTTATCCGGCTTGAGTAATGTAGGTGGACCGCCACGGAAAGTTCTGTCAGGTCCAATAGCGGGTGTTTGTGCAAACGCCCCGATAGTAACAGACAGTAGCAGCATCATCGCTGCCATTAATTGATAGATGTTTTTTCTCATGGTAGTATCAGCTTTCAGGTCCATCAAAATCTTCCATTTTTTCTTCGATGATCTCTTGGATCAGGAAGAGTTTATCATAGTCTGTTACTACGCCAGGTTCCTGCGGGATACTGCCATCCTCTATGCCTGTGCCAAGATTAGAGATAGCGTTAAGTATCAACGCCTGCGCTGTGGTGTCAAATGGAATCTCAATTAAGTCTTGCACCTCTTCCGATGTTTTTACAACATACTGATCCCGTATGCGAAATCGTAGTCCTGTGTTTGGCATATCGAGGATCGCGCCGTCCTCAGTTTGGTAAATTTTTCTTGTGTTCATTGGTTTTATGTTTTATTTCCGAAGTCGTAACCGGTGATTAATAGTGTCGCTACAAGTGAAGTGACAAGAGATACCCCTTGTCTGAACGCCTTATCCCACATCGAAGCATCACTTGTATTCCACATCGTTGATTCATTAAATAGATAGCTATGATAGCAGTCACTCCCTACATAGAATATCATTAAGAACGGCAATATAAATGCTACCTTCAATCGTGTACCATTCAGGTATGCGTTATGATAGTACTTACTTGCTATCAAACAGTAGAACACGTACACTAATCCGCTAAACAGCACAAGCAGGTCAAGTAAATACAAAACATACAAAATCACTACAGGTAGATTCATGCGTTTGCCCTGATGTCCTTTAGTATGTCTTGAATAGTACTCATAGTCTGTCTCGATAATTGAATCTCTGTCTTTAGTTCATGATACGCATCCTTATTCCCCTTCACTACTTCCACCATCTCCTTGTGCATCTCCTTGAACTGCTCGCGTGTAACCTCTCTTTCTTTATTCTGATACTTCCATACGTATATTAACGCGCCACTTAGCGCAGCGATAGCAGCGATTAACATTCCTGCTACATAGTTAAACGTTAGTACATTCTCAGCATACGCGAATCCCGCTGAGAACATTTCTTCATTCTGCGTTGGCATAAGGTGGCTCTGGTATTAGTCCGTACATCTGCTCAATAGCTTCTATGAGTTCCGGTGATGGTTGTTCAAACATGCTTAATTATTTGTATGTCAACGGATATTCCTTCTTTGAATACCTCGTTGAGTATTGTGAGTATTTCTGAATAGGCGGGACGACTGTTGTAAACAGCATCTATACCCTTAGTTCTCCCTGGGGCAATGCAACCTTCTAACTGTGAGGCGTGATTCGCCGGATGAATACGTATTCCCGCAAAGCCCTTTACCTTCATAATCTGAGGCGTAAAAACATTCTTCTTTGCTGTGCTGAAGCGGTTACTTCTTGTGATCCAAACCGGATACACACCATAAGGGATTGCTGTCTTGCCATACACCTTCTTGGCTAAAATTTCGCTTTCCTCCATGTCCTGATTAAGCCCCCTATCGAAGTCTTCAATAGTCCACCAGGACTGCCCCTGAATGGTGAGCCGACCTATTGTGCTTAAATCTGTGAATATTTGACGTTCAAGGGTTATCAGCATGTAGCAAAACTAATGTACTTTTGTTAAGTTAATCTATGCACCCAAAAATAAACTATGCGCGTTCCCTACAATCATGTCCTTGTCCGGTTCGACCGTGACAATGATGAAATCCTCATGTCTAATGGTGAGAAGTTAAAGCTCGTCACAGCATGGGAGCCATACATGCACTCCGTCACTTCAGGTGTAGTAGAGGCAGTATGTGAAAAGTTGCTCTACGATCCCAAGAATCCCTCCTCTGCGCTCTACAAAGTGCCTATCGAGGTGAAAGTCGGTGATCGCATTATTTTTGACTATAAAGCAGAGGATACGTTAAGAAAAGATTTCGTTCCTATTAACGGATGCTACCCCCTTCGCTATGACAGCATCTACGTGGCTATCCGAGGGGAAGAAGTGGTTCCTGTAAACGGTATTGTTATTGTTGAGGCGGATGACGCTACCGTAGACGAGCAGGTGCAAGCAGTTCTCAAAGCGGGACTGGAAACCACTTTAGATATTAAATCCATGAAGAGCAAGCAGTACGGAACTATCCGCTATATCGGAAGCCCCGTGGAACAGTACGCTCAGGCATTCGATCAAGACTTTTATGAGCCGGATGCTGACCTGAAGGTGGGTGATCGCATTCACTTCGACTCTCGCTATGCTATTGAACTTCAATATCCTCTGCATCAGATTTTAGACAAAGGACGGACATTATATCGCCTTAGACGTAAAAACATTAACTATGTGATCGTATGAGCCTGACTGTCATAGATCAATACCCGTTTGGACCGCAGGATTATCGCCACATGAAGTTCAACGTCATGACTGCCGATCAGAGCAAACCCTTTCTGGATCAGTTCATTGAGCTTGCACGATTCAAGTCATTTCAGGACATAAAAAAAGACTATCCTAAAGATGCCAATAAGATCATAAAATACATCTGTTTGTGTTACGACCGTAACTCTCCGGCGCAAACTCAGATTGCAGATATTTTCAAGCGCAAGTCATGGTGTGGGGCTGTTGCCGGATTCACTTATAACCCAGACACCACCATCTTTGACACCGAATATTATGACATTATTAACGGGAAGAAGGACAGCATCAACTACGCCATCATCGACTTCGCGTCCCTTTTCAACTCTCCTGAATATGTGATGCTTGTTACAGCGTGGGAGGCGTTCTACCGTAAGCAACGTCAGATCAATAGTTTTGTAAGCATGGAGGGGAAAGACTTATTACAGGGAGAAAAGATCAGAGGAGACCTGTACAAGCAGTTGAAGGATATGAGTGCGGATATATCGCAGCTTGCCTCCGACTTTCTGAGAGATACTAACACCTACCTTCAGCAAGACCTCTACAGGCTTGTCCTTGAAGAAGTGCGAAAACGGTTAATGCTTACCCCAGAGTTAAGAGCCAAAGCCCGAAAGGAGAAGAAAATATGATACAAGCACAGCCCACCTACATTAACTTAGACCCGATTAGTCGTAGCGTTGTTTTTAATGATGACTATAAAAATATTTTACCAAGATTTCCAGACAACTACTTTGATTTAGCAGTATGCGATGTTCCTTATGGGATAGATGTGGCAAACATGGCTTTCTTAAAAGAAGTGAAAACAACTGTAAGGCAAAAAAATGGAAGTCGATTAAATGGAAATACAAATAAAAAAGTACACAATTTTAAAGATTGGGATAAAGAACCGCCTCCACAAGAATATTTTGATGAATTAAAAAGGATTTCAAAGCATCAGATAATATTTGGAATTGAATATGTGAATTGGATTGGCGTAGGGAATGGCAGAATAAAATGGAACAAAGGTGTTGCTGAAGGCATGAGTTTCAAAAAATATGAATTGGCTTATTGCTCAATGATTGATTACGAAATGGAATTGCCTTTATTATGGGCTGGAATGTGCCAAGCAAAAAGTCTAAGCGAACCAATGACACAGCAAGGGAATAAAAAATTAAACGAAAAACGCATACATCCTTGCCATAAACCTACTTTACTATATGATAAGATTTTTTTAGAATTTGGATTTAAGGGCATGAAAGTTATTGACACACATTTAGGTAGCGGGAGTAGTCGTATTTCAGCAGATAGATATGGTGTTAATGATTTTGTTGGAATAGAAATAGATAAAGAGCACTATAATGACCAAGAAAAACGATGGGTTATTTATAAAAGCCAATACCAATTATCATTATAAAGCTGATAATGTCAAAGCACATTAAGTCTTACAAGCCTCATGAAGAGGTGATGGTGTGGAACGAGGATAAAGACCTTATTCCAATAGAATACCGGCCTCCTGATCCTCCACCGCTTGAAACGATAGAAGGCTACGGACTGCCACCGCATGAACAGTTTTGGAGGCATAAGCCACTACCTGCTAAGTTGCAGAAGATTAATGACATGCAGAAGGACGAGGAGGGCAATGAGCTTACTCCCCGCCTGAAGATGAAGATTTTGGAGAAAGACTCTGACTATTACCGTGAGGAGATTGACTACATAGAGAAAGAGTGGGAGCGAAGAGAGAATGGGTTTTGGTTTTTTAACAATGGGGTGCCGACGATGATAACAGGGCATCACTACTGGCAACTCCAATGGTGGCCCATAGATGGTGCGCCTCCCGACTACAGGAACTATGACCGCCGGTGGTTTTGGTTTTGGCACATGGTTTATGAAGACGACAACTGTTTTGGATTCAACAACCCAAAGCCTCGAAGGGTAGGGGCTACGATAAAAGTTTGCGGGATAAAAGCCGACTGTGCCTCGTCCCAACCCTACTTCACCGCCGGACTGCAAAGTAAGGATGAGAAACATGCCGAAGAGGTTCATTTTATGAACACCTATGAGCCGTTCCGAACCGTCCCGTTTTTCTTTCAGCCCGTCACCGACTCAGGAAACAATACATGGAAGGAGATCAGGTTCTTTTCGCCTACCTCCAAGCAGAACCTCGACAGGAATCAGCCTGCACTGAATAGTTTTATTGATTACAAAGACTCAGGAGTGACTTCTTATGATGGTACAAAGAGGTGGTTGATACATAACGATGAGCCTGGGAAATGTTTCAGTATAAATACGCCTATTTTAATGTTTGACGGAAGCGTAAAAATGGTTCAAGATATTGTAGTTGGTGACCTTGTGATGGGTCCTGATAGCACTTCAAGAACAGTTCTGTCTTTGGGCCGAGGAAGAGATACAATGTATGATGTTATTCCCAATAAAGGAGATTCATGGGGATGTAATCAACATCACATATTAAGTTTGAAAAGCGCAACGTCTATGCACCTTTGGAAAGGCGTTAAGAAAGGAGATGTAATTAATATTTCCGTAAAAGACTACTTGCAATTAAGCAAGTTGCGCCAAAAACACTTAGTTCAATACAGGGTGGATATTGATTTTCCTTCTGTATCTACCCCTATTGACCCTTATCTTTTGGGTGTATGGCTTGGCGATGGTAGTTCAAATTGTGCTTCAATAAATATTTGCAATACAGATACTGCGATACTTAATAAAATTGACACCATTATTAAGCCTTATGGACTTCATCTAAGCGAGCATCATAATAAACGCAAATCAGGGAGCACAAACTATAATATTAGCACTGGTATAAGAGGACGTAGCAATCATTTTCTGAATTTACTAAGAGATCACAATCTTGAGTCTAATAAACATATTCCGAAAGAATATCTCATAAACTCAAGAGCGGTTAGGCTTCAACTTTTAGCCGGATTAATAGATACTGATGGACACCGATCTGACGGTTATTATGAAATTGTTCAGGTTAGAAAAGAATTGTCTGAACAAATAGTTTTTCTGTGTCAATCTCTGGGATATTACACCAAGTTAAAGGAGAAAAAAACTTCTATAAAGTCAACAGGTTTTAAAGGGAGTGCCTTTAGAATAACTATTTATGGTAATAACCTGTCTGAAATTCCCTGTCAGGTTGATCGGAAAAAAATGCCAGTAGATAGTACCAATAAAAACAGAAGAAATCCTCAACACGTAGGTTTTCAATTAGTTGAAAAGGGTGAGGGAGATTACTATGGATTTACTTTAGATAAAGACCACCTGTTCTTATTAGGCGATTTCACTGTAACGCATAATACTGTTGAGATCGACATCAACGAACGCGTCCGAGTTCAGATACCATGCCTTACCAATATCGAGAGGGGGACTTCACGCAAAGGCAAGATGATAAACACCTCCACCACAGGAGAGATGGATAGAGGTGGTGGTAAGATGTTTAAGAAACTTTGCGATGCCTCTGATTATCATAAAAGGGATGCCAACGGCATGACCGAATCGGGTTTGTATACTTTATTTCAATCTGCTAAAGAAGGCATGGAAGGGATAGACCCTATTACCAAGAAGCCTTTTATTGACAAGTTTGGCAATGCTAATGAAGCTGCAATAGAGCGGTATCTAATCAACAAGAGAGAGTCAAAACGTGATGCAGGAGACATCGCAGGATATATCGAGGAGTGCAGACAATATCCTCTTCACTACGCCGATTGTTGGAAGACCTCTGCCCGTCAGTGTATATTTAATTTACTGAAGATCGAGGAGCGATTGGACTATTACCGCAACGGGAATCCCGATAAGATTCAAGGGAACTTTGAGTGGATTGCAGGACCGGATAGTAAAGTACGATGGGTGCCATGTGATAACGGCAGGTGGTTCATTACTTGGAACTTCAAAGACCCCTCCCACGCCAATAGAATGTATATTGACGAGAACGGTGTGAAGTCCCCTGCCAACAAAACAAAATTCATAGCCGGAGGTGACCCCTTCAAGTTCGATAAGACCAAGAAGACAAAGCGTTCGGATGGTGCCGGAGCGGTATTTTACAAGTACGATGGTGCAGTAGATTCAAACAAAGAGAACACTTCTCAATGGGAGTCGAACCGATTTGTGTGCACCTATAGCAACCGCCCGCCTACCAAAGAGGATTACGGTGAGGATATGATTATGATGTGCGTTTATTTTGGATGCGAGATGTACCCTGAGATGAACGTCACCTTCCTTGCAGACTATTTTCAGCAACGCGGATATGGAGGCTATTTATACTATAAATTTGACCCAATGACGGGCAAGTATGCCAAAGAACCAGGGGAGAATACCCACGTCAAGCAGGTTCAGCAGATATTTTCCGTCATCCAATCCTATATTGAACACCATGCCCTCCGAGAAAAACACGATGAACTACTCTCCCAGTGGAAAGAACTTGTCGATGACCTACAAGACTATGACTTGTCTGTTGCCACAGGTTATGCACTCATCGGTGCCGGGGACATGTCTTTCATATACGAGGAGCCAACTAACGTCGAACCCGATATTCTTAATTACTATCAACGCTTCAAATACGAAGGAGACACATATTCAAGATGAAACTGGACAACCTTAAATTTACCGATAAGTACAACAAACGGGAGTTCCCTAATGTTGACGACAATATCAACCCTGATAGTAAAGTAGATAATAAAGATTGGTTCATCCGAAAGGCTGAATACCTTTTCAGCATGTGGCTTTTAGGCGATAGTTATATCCCCGCTTCCGCATCACAGGAATACGCTAACCTCAGAGCGTATGCTCAAGGGCGACAACCCACCACCAAATATATGAATATCCTTGACCCCTTGGACCCGAAAACGGGAGAGAGGACAGGATTCTACAACATCTCTTGGGATAACGTACCTATCTACACCAAGTACAGAGAGAAGGTGCTTGGCACATTACGTAAATTCGATTACGCTGTTTCCGTACAATGCTTGGATGAAGGTAGTGAGTATGAGCGTAAACTAATCAAGTACAAGACTTGGGTGCAGATGAAGGAAGCAGACTTCATTGCAGGAATCAAAGAGGCTGCCGGCATAGAGGATATGGAAGACCCTGAGCAGTCGCCACTCCCTATCATGCCACGGTCCTTTGAAGAGATGGAGATGCTTGCCTCAATGGGGAGCTTCAGACTTGCTGTGGAGGTAGCCCTTGAGAAGTACCTGTTTAAGAGCGCAAAGATGTCCGAGTGGGAGGAGATTCGTAACCGGATGGATGAAGATGCCGTGGATATTGGTATGATTGCCTGTCAGGACTATACTGATACTGTTAGTGGTATTCCGATGTCACGGTATGTTGACCCTGAGTTTCTGATTGTAGGTAGCACAAGAGACAATGCCTTCACCAACATTTCCGATGTAGCTGAGATCAGGTTCATGACAATGGGCGAACTCAAAGACCTGGGGCTTACCGATGAAGAAATCAATGAATGCGTGAAGGCGTATGCCGGAGCACTTGGCAACCCCGCTTTCCAACAATGGAACCGCTTTGGTGTTCAGGACTACAGCAGGCTTTCTTTATTCAGAGTGCCTGTCCTTGACATGGACTTTGAATCATTCAACACTTATACTTTCGAGTACCGCACCCTTCGTGATGGTCAGGAGAAAGCATTCAAGCTACCCTTTGGCGTTGATAAGAAGAAGCAGAGTAACCGATACGAGACAAATAAGTATGCCCGCAGATACAGAGGCAAGTGGATCATCGGAACCAAGATCATCAAAGACTACGGCTATCAGTACAATCAGATTTTTGATGCACAGAACCGTCCCAAGTCAAGCTACTCTATCTACCGTATCACAGACAGGAGTTTGACTTCGCGTTGCGTATCCACTATTGACGACATGCAGATCGCTGTTCTGAAGTTCAGAAACGCTTGGGCGAAGGCTGCTCCCGCTGGTATTCAGGTGGAGTGGGGAAGTATGCAGGGCATGAAGATGGGAGGCAAGGACTTTGACGTGCTCAAGGTATATCGAACTACGGGTGATGTGATATGGAAGGCGCAGATGGATGCCAACGGAAGACCTGTTTATAATCAGGTAGCACCGGTAGAGAATATGCCAGGTGGACTTGGACCTATTCTCAATGAGTTCATCGCTACCTTTAACATGCACATTGGTACTCTTGGAGAACTGACCGCTATTGGTCGTGGTCCCGATGGCACTACGCCTACAGGTGATGGACTTGTAGGAGTCGCCAAGATCGCCGAGGCAAGCATGATGGATACATTGCGTCCCATCCTTTCCGGTTACAAGCGTGTCAAGAACCGCAACTTTAATAACCTATGCCTGAGATGGCAACTGCGTACCGCATCGGGAGATATTTCAGAGATGGTAGAACGCGATGGAGGTATAGCCGAAATCGTTCGCCTGAGCTTTGGAGATATTGGAAGCAAGGTGATAAGCACTAACTGTGAAATGCTCATTGACGACACTCAAAGAGAAATCATCTTAGGTGTTGCCAACGATAGTTTGAAAGCCAACAAGCAGGGGCAAGCCGGTATCAGTTTCGGTGACTTCATGTTCGTGCTTCAATGCCTTGAAAGGGGTCAGTTAAAGTACGCTCAGATGTGGATTATGTACCGTGAGGAGCAAGCCAAGCAGGAGCAGATGGCACTTCAGGATCGCAACATGCAGATGAACGGCGAGAACATGAAAGCTGTTGAACAGGAGAAACGCGCTACCGAAGCGATGATGACAGAGGCTAAGGCGTTGCTTGAGAAACTGAAGAGTGAATCTGCCCTTGAGCAAATAAGAGTAAAAGGCCGTGAAGAAAGATTCACAGCCCTTTTTAATTACAATCTTGAGATAGCAAGGACTACGCCTTTGGACGCGCCTGCTTCACCGAACGAGCAGCCTTCTTCTTCGCAGGGGCAAATCCCGCCACGACTTTCCGAGCAGCAGGCCGGTTCACCAATGCCCGCGCCGGACGCTCTACAACCGGAACAGGGCGCAGCAATGATGAGTTGATAAGATCAACCGTCTTGTCACGATTCGCCTTACGCGTGTAGCCTTCCGATGGAACAACTACTCTGCCGTTTAATCCACGGAGGTTGAAGTAGAATTGACCGTTCGTTTCGCTTTTGAACGTCTCGATGTTTTTGATTCTTAGTACTTGCATAGTTTGTTGGGTTTTATTGTTGTTGTAACCAATTAATTTACGGTCGAAGTGTACTAAAATACATAACAGACTCCGTTGCATCCGCGATACCACAGTACGGAGCCAGCGTCACCTTATAAGTAGTCGATGGCGTAAGGAATTTTACAAGCACCTGTGTAGTATTCGATCCCCATGTCAGCGTTTGCGTCTTAGTAGTATCACTCTGATCGGTCACGGTTAAGATGTAATGCGTTGCCGTTGGAACAGCACCCCAATTCACTATTGCCCTGAACCTTCCTATCTGAGATGGATACAATGTATCCGACTCCACGCAGTTACATACTTGAACTGTAACAGTCTCATTATCAGTATCAGTACAGCCACTACTTGAAGTAACAGTTACAGTGAATGTTCCTGCGGTCGCTGTTGTGATCGAAGTAGTCGTTGCTCCTGTACTCCATAGGTATGTGCCACCTCCGCTTGCTGTTAGAGTAGATGTGCTTCCCTGACAGATAGCCGTACTTCCGGTGATAGATGCAGTAGGACTTGCATTGATTGTGACTACTGTTGCAGCACTAACAGCGGTACATCCGCTTACCGTTGTAACGGTTACGCGATATGTTCCTGTCGATGCGTTGATAGTTGAGGTTGTTGCCCCGTTACTCCACAGGTAGCCCGATCCCGCCGATGATGTTAAGGTAACAGTTCCGTCACATTGCGATACGCTTCCGTTAGGCGTGATAGTAGCCGTTGCTGCCGCTGCTGTGGTAATAGTTGCTGAAGCATCATCCGTACAACCATCCGCGCTTGTTACAGTCACGGTATATGTTCCCGCGCCCTGACTGATACTCTGTGTCGTTGCGCCGGTACTCCATAGGTACGATGTAGCTGAAGTTGCTGTTAATGTCACGTTCCCGCCACAGGTCTGTGCCGAAGGAGGATTAATGATTGCCGTGATTGGGGTGTTTATATCCACCGTTGAGGCAGCACTTGTAGCCGTACACCCTGTAGCACTTGTCACCGTTACAGTATAGGTTCCCGATGATGCGGTGATAGATTGAGTAGCCGCACCGGTGCTCCATAAGTAAGAGGTATTCGGACTTGCCGTGAGCACTACCGTTCCTCCGCACTGAGTCGTTGTTCCTGCGGGACTAATACTCGCTGTTGGTAGTGCTCCTGCTGCAATCACCTTAGATGATGATGCTGTGCACCCGCTTGCGTTCGTTACAGTAACGGTAAACGTGCCTGATGTAACAGAGATAGTCGATGTGGTCGCTCCCGTACTCCACAGATAAGAAGTAGCCGGCGATGAAGTCAGAGTGATATTGGTCCCGCAGTAAATATCTGCCGTTGAACTTATGCTTGAACTGATCGAAGGGTTGATTGTTACAACAACCGCTGCGCTTGTTCCGGTACATCCTGCTCCGTTGGTTGCTGTCACTGTATAACTGCCCGATGTAGATACGGTCAAACTTTGCGTTGTCGCTCCCGTACTCCATACGTAGTTGTTGGCTGCGCTTGCAAGGAGTACTACTGTGCCACCACATTGAGTGACGGGTCCAGACGGAGATACGGTAGGTACGAACGCTGTTGTGCATGGGTCAGATGTCCCAGGCACTCCTTCTGGTAGAATTGTATTCCTATTGTTGGTAAGCAAGAACTGATCTATTTCCGTCCGTGCTGATGTCGGGTATAGTTTTAAAGTATGAAACCCATCCGCTACAGTCACCCACTTCATTGTATCTAAGCTGCCATCAATTCTGTACCATTTAAAGGCTGTATCTACAATATTGTTCTGCGTGAACGCCCCTGTGTTATCCATTCGGGCTGAGAATCCTGCCGATGTACCGTTCAAACTCCTTGCACGTACCCATAGCCATAGCGTAGTGTCTGAAGGTATATTCACCTGATAGCTCAGTGTATCTCTGCTGTATGACGCGCTATCTCTCCACGTAAGGAAGGTGGTGGTATTGAAGAATGAAAGGTTAGAGGAAGCTGAAGACTGATAAGGTATTGTTCGCACGTCTTCTTCTTCCGAGATATACTTTCCATAGTGCTCTGCTTCTACATATAAGTCTTGTGACCAACGCTGAGGATGCTCATACTGATGCCAGCCGTCATACTGAATGATAACTGCGGTGTCTTTATTCAGGTCCAAGCAATATACGCTACCCTGTCTCCTTGTCTGAAGTTGAATTTCTTTTCCTGCTAATATAAATACTGCTGTGTCTGTGAGAGGTGTTGCCCCTGACATATTAGAGGAGTTCACATAGGCTGTTGCTATTGCGTACTGCTCGCTACCGGTACGCTTACGGATGATAGTCTGTATCTCTTCTGAGCCGGAATAGAATCTCCATCCTGCTGATACCGGAGACTGATAGTTGATAGGCACATCTCCTGCCATTAGCGTATCATTGCCATAGGTGTTGTCCATCACCCAATCACAAGCTGACTGCGCATACGCCGGCATTACCGCCTGCCATACATACCCTTTCGGGTTAGCGGGTGGAGGATTAGGTGGATTATAGTCAAACGCCTCATTGAAATAGCCGGAGTAGAACATTCTCGATCCTGTCATGCCAAGCACCTTGAGTATGCCAAGCCATTGCGCAGGACGCATATTAAGCTCTTCATTTACATTCCATCCGCAGGCAACAAATGGAGTGGTGTACTTAATGTTTGTATTCGTCTCTACTGTCCGTGATTCATAGAACGGCTGAAGCCCTACCCATGCACCTGTCCAGTATCGCCAGTTCCACGGATAGCGCGGGTAGAAACTAAAAGTTGTCGTTGCCCCGAACACAGGGTCTTCGTTGACTTCCTTGTACTTACTAAGCAGGTATCTTGAAACAATACCTCCTTGAAACGCTACACTTCCATCCAGTCCTTCGATGATGTAAACAGTGAATCCTGTAGAATCGAACGCAGGAATACTCTTTATACTGTCCTTAATCACCTCCCACATATTCGCAAACTTAAAAGAGGCGTACTGATTAGCGTTACCAAACCCCGCACCTGCCATACCTGCTATGATTGCAGGGTCCTGACGTAGTACCGTTGAATCAAAGTATGTTAGCACCTCATCATTATCGTTGATAAGATCAAGCGTATCTGTCATAGCATTCGCCAAGAACTGAAACTTCCTTCTGAATGTCGATGCGTCAATCTTAATACTGTCAAGTGGTGATGCCGGTGAACGGTATCTGAACGACCCTACACTACCGTTGGGCTGATAGAATCCTCCTGATCCGTTGTTGATGTAGTTGTTTGCGGGGCAGTTCTGACTCCTGAAGTAATCCTGATTCTGCCAAAACGGAAAGAAATCTCTTGGGTTAAGTTGATTGTAAAGGCTGATGATTCCAGTCTTGAACTGCTTGTTACGATTACTTATTGCCACCATCCTGCCTTCCCACGTTGTCGTATCAGTGTAATCTGTAGAGTTGAAGTTACCGTTCACCAAGAAGTAATGATTCCAATTGGTAGCAAGTTCAATATTCATAGCAGCGGAAGTGTCCCGCATCATAGCATTGGTGTAGTCGGGCTGATAGTTCCCTCCCATGTAGTCAAGCTGCATCCAGTTGAAGTTCTTTGGTGCATCGGTTCCTATCCTGTACCGAGGTCGGGGGAATGTTCGCATCTGCTGATATGCTGATGTAGCCACCCCGCTACTTGTTGTGCTTCCAAGAACATACCCTATAGGGAACTCAAGAACATCCAACGGTGCGGTAACAGACGGTGTTGCCGGTGGCGTTGCTGTTGATAGTGTATAGTGATTCCCTGAAAGCGCATCCTGATAGTGCTTGTACACCTGATTAGCTGCCATAGCTTGATTGTACACCGCTACCTCATCAAAGCTAAAACTACCGTTACGGAATGAAGTATTGTCTCCTAAGTATATCGCTTGTGCTGTGCCTCCTGTAATAGTTCCACCTGCTATGCCTTTGTTGAATCCCGCAGGACAGAAGCCGTCCACAAACAACTGCTTTGACCCTGACGCAGCATTGAAACTAAATACCAAGTGATGCCAGTTCTTTGCATAGTATGACCATGACCCTCTGCCATAACGCTGAAGGTCTATCCTAAAATTATCCTCTACTCCATTTGTAGTAGTGTACCACCATATCTCCGGCCATTTAAACAGCGCATATACATTGCCTATACTAAATAGTATCGGGTCTCTATTCTCGTCCCACCCATATTCTGGCTTCCAAAGGAACTCTACTGTTATCTGATTGGTGACAGATACCTGTTGCCCGATCAACGCTTGGTTGACAGCCCTGTTGACAGTCACATAGCTTTCAACAAGCCCACCTGAGTTAATAGTGTATGCCCCTGTTGGGTTCAGGTTGGTTGCTCCTGTCGCCGGCGCAAGAGGATTTGCTAAGTCGAAAGTGTAGTACACCGATGGTGTGATCTGTGCTAATGCACAAACAGCCGTCATAATCATAACGGCTGTGAGCGTAAATAGGGTTTTTATTATATTTTTCATCTGTGTTGCATTGGGATAATTCTTATCTTGATATTACTATGTATTATATGATTCAAAGATTATGTTTACTCCTAATTGATTCCCGCCAGGGGTAATAATATCAACCAAAAACGGCTCTGATCCCATCGTTGTATCGTAGTTAGGCGATACGTCTATTTGATTTAGTCCTGATACTAAAAATACCTGTACAGCAGCAAGCCCGAACCCGCCTGATCCAATATCCATTAAAAGTGTTTCCCTCACTACAGGTTGCGCTCTGTAATCAACTACGAATGCGTCCATGCCATTATTACCATAAGCAGCAGGCTGTTTTAGCTTTGCAGAAGTGTCGCTAATAATATAGTCAAGTTCAAATATTTCACCTGTCCTACACACTATGTACCGATACGCAGGCGTATTGCCATTTTCATAGCCTCCTGCAATAAGGTCTAAGAGTCCACCTGATGCCGTTATAAAATAATCTCCTGCGACACTATCAATGGTATTCCCTGTCCATCCCTGATAAACGGGATAGTTGCAGGCATAATTACCGCCTGTGGAATACACCTGATTATTTACCGCCTGATAATTAGAGTCTGTTATAATTAGATTTGTCATTGTCTTCTGAGCTTAATAAATTAATGTCATTACTGTTTGCGCCCCACTGCCTGTAAGAAGGTCTATTGCAAATGGCTCACTAAAAAAGTCCTCCTTCATCGTTGGGCTAACATCTATTGTTAAGGCTGAATATTTGTTGTAACAAACTACCGCTTTAGCAGGAGTAAAACCTGTAGCTGCAAGATAGGTATGCCTTAAAGAAGGCGTGTCGGGAGTTAATAAGATGCCATAAAAAGCCCCGCCCTGCACTTTATCTGCTGTGCAGGTTTGCTTTAATACGGCATTGTTATCATCAATGACATAATCTATTTCGTAGATCATGCCGTTGACAGATGCTATAAATGGATAAATGGGCTTGTTTGACACACCGTTACTTGGGAGGAGCGATAGAAACCCTTCAGATGCCTGAATTATATTACTGCCATCTTGTATAGTTATCTCAAAAACAGTTTCGGTTACAGGATAATTAAAACAAAAGTTACCCATCTTGTAATTCTTTCCCGATACAAGCCCACCATAGTTAGTAGCCGTTAATATTACTGTCTGTCCCATTGGTGCTAAATTATAGTGTTTTTGATTTGTATTTAAGGGTAGAGGAAATTAATTCTCCGAATCTGAAGGCTCATACCCCTTAGCGGACCACTTATCACGAAGTTTACTTGTTCTTTCTTCTATCTTTTTTAGTTTTTCCGGCGACTTATCCTTTTTATATGAGGAAACTTTGTCTAACAACTTCTGATAATCATCATCTTTAGTGAGTTCATATTTAATTGCGTCTGATTTTAAATCATAGAAGTCCCCTAATTCCTTACCCTGCTCTTCAAATTTTTCTAATAATGCCTTAGACTCATTAATTATTTGTTTCCCTATTCTTTCTTTACCATCGTTGTCAGCATTGTAATAATCAGTTATTAGTGCCGAAATGTCTTTGTAGTCCTTACTACGAATTAAATTATTTTTTTTAGCATACTCTTGCAAATCCATGTATGCTTTACTTGTAGGACCTGGCGGCAATGTTAAAAATCCAATATCCGTAACATCAAATTTATTTGTTCCTGAGCCTTTACCCAAGTCAGACAGCTTCAATCCTGTTTTACCAAAATACGAAAACAAGTCTTTAATAACAAAATCTATCTTTCTTGGGTCGACCTCAATATCAATTGCGTCTAATCCCTTTGAAGTTAGCTGTCCTACTCTACTACTTCTGTTTGTATGACGAAATCTCATATCTAAGTTCTCTTCATATACAGGAACTATATACTGATCTCTGAATAAATCTTTATTGGTAATAGCTTCGCCTAATGTTTGCATTGGTCCCAAAATATTAGACTCATTAAACGGCATCATTGATTGTGCTACAGTACCGGAATAACCATCAAATGCTTTTTTATTACCATTCATTTGGCTTAATCCCCTGCTTACACTTGCTCCCATCAATGAAATTTCATAGGGCTTAGGAACCGAAACAAAAACATTTCCTACTTTAAAATTATAGAACAAGTCTCTTTTATAGGAAGGCAGGTTCTCGTATTCTTGTGCAGTTTCTTTATCTTTATGATTCCAAGCCCACTCTGCCAATGTAGGTACAACAGAGTATAAAGCCAGTCTTGCTGCAAACGCTTTCGGATTTGCTTTAGCACTTAAAGACGCTTTTCTAAGTCCCTGAATAGCTGCATTACTAAATGGGATAATCTGATTAATCCATTTCATTTGCTCTCCTTGAAATGAAAAATCAAGCAAGTCTCTTGATCTATAGGCAGCATAAACGCTTGCATCATAATCACTATGCCCCTCTTTTTTAGCCTGCTTAAACGCTGACCTGTATTCAGCTATCCTATTTGCTCTTTCGGCAGATTGCAGTAAGTCCGTGTATTTATCCCAGTAACGTCCGAATTTTTTAGGATTAATTACTATTGAATTATTCTGCTTAGAGACACGGCTAATCGCCTCTCCCATTAAATCATAATAATAGGATTGATCTCTGAAATAAAAACCGGAGTTCAATCCTCCCGCTGCCGCTAAATTATGGCGGTCCATTTTATTTCCAAACAAAGTCTTGATGCCACTCCCGCTAACTATCACTCTTTGTTGTACGTCCCTCATCCAGTTTTTAGCTGCAAATACAGGAAAGTGGGTTACAGTCCATCGTAGTAATTTAGGTAGCGCGGTTACAACCCCAGGTAAATTAATTACGTTATCAAATGCAGTAAGTCCTTTGTGAATATCAGGGTGAAATAAAAAACTAACAGGGTTGCCATCAAGATAAACCACTATAGAGTTTTTAGTACCTTCAGGAACAACTTGTCCAATGTCGGCAAGCTCTTTTACCGTACCATCATACATACCTCTCTTTGAAAACAATGGTTCAACAAAGGCTCTCATAAAATCATTGCGATCAGACTCCTTTGTTATTTTATAAATATCATCCATTAAGGAAGAGAACGGGTTCTCTATTGTCTTATAGCTTCCTTGAATTGATTTTACAACTTCTTTTTTTATCCCTAATTTACCTGAACTGGATTTAAAAACAAAGTTGTAATCTCCCCCTGGCTCTGTTTCCATGATTCTTTTCATGGCAACATACTGCAAGTTATTATCTTTAATTAACTTATAAGTATCGTAGTGCATACGCCCCTTCTCAACCATATACCTAAGAGTCGCATCACCTATTAAGCGATACCTTCTTGTCGCCTCTTCAATCCTTGCTTTTTCAGCGGGGCTTGAATTATTGTGTTCTAACAGCCTCCCTTTTGCCACGGATAAGTCTGTAGCCAAGCCACCGCCAATACCAGATAAACCAGACTCCCTGTCAAATCTTTTTGCCAGTTCAACGGTACGTTCGGCTATCATATATGAAGCCGCTCGCTCCATTTCTGCCATCAATGTTCCTTCAGTAGTAGAATCAAATGCTTTAAGCATGTAATCAAGACTGACATACTCTCCGGTAACAGGGTCTATAATCAACTCTCCCTGAGCATCACGTAGTCCGGTCTTGACAAAATCCATAAACTTCTCTCCCGCACCTAATAGCAGACGTGCAAGGATATGAGGGTTGTCGCCGTAAGCAATATCTTTTGCGGTCTTGCCATGCAATTCAGTAGCTATTTTAAAGGCTTTGTCTGTTATTTTTAATGGGTTCCAAAAGTTTACAGCAAGACGATCAAGTGGGCTTATTGTAAATTCCGACCCTCCAATTTTTTTAGGCTTTAATAATGAACTGATAAAATTTTGTTTCGCATCCGGTTGCATACGCACATTTGACATAATCATGTCGTGTTCACTTGCGCCTGCGAAAGTTCTTATATCAGTTCCAAAGTCAGATATTTTCTGTTTTACTTCTGATGGAATATGTGTTTCATACAGTTTTGTAAACTCCGGTGCTAAACGTTTAGCCTCTATTGGATTTACAAGATATGCTCTTACCCATTCAGCCACGCCTTCTCCAAGAGTATATCGCTTTGCCTGTGCCGCATTAAGTGAAGATGGAGGCTTACTTCCATGCTGACTAAACTGCATTAACTCTGACTCAATCGTACTCCAATTACTACTCTTCTCTGCCTCCGGTAATATACCGTGCCTGTCATCAAGAAGATGCCCTAACTCATGCGCTATTGTATCTAAGTCGTTGTTAAATTTAACTTTCATGCCACCTGACGATGGGCTATATGATCCTAATGCCTTTCTTCTGCCAGACATAGAATATATTAATCTTGAACTTAGCGATCTTGTAACATCAAAAACAATATCTCTGAGTTTTTTGGGCTTCACTCCCCTTATCGGATCAACAGGCACTCTTCCTCCACCATTGACAATATTAGCAGTTTGTGATGGTGAATATGAGGGCTGACCGCCAACAGGAACTTGAGTACCTACAGTTCCCCCTGGTGAATAATCAGCACCATACATTTCTGTAAACTCATTCCCCTTAGCCTCTGCTTGCAGCGTTTCAATAGGCTTCATCTCTACAATCGTCGCCTTCTCCTTCTTTACCGGAAATTTTCTTCCGCTACCATCCTCAATTATGTATCCTGTATCTGTAATCTCCGTGATGACACCTCTCTTTGATTGTCCTGCATGTTCAAATGTAGCATTGGAGCCTACCTCAGATTGTTCGCCAACTTCTACTACAGGCTTTTCTTCCTTCGGCAGTTCCGGCGTTAATTCAACAGTTTCTTTAGGCGATACTTTTTTGAGATTCTTTACAGCATCATCGTACTTGTCTTGTGCTTGCTTTAATGCTTTTTCTCTTGCCTTCTGCTCGGGACGCACATCTAATGGAGATGCTTCTTTCTTTCCAAATATATCACCCTGCTGATCGTCTTTGAGAATTTCATCAACGCGCTTGCGTTCTATCTCTAACTCTTTCTTGGCTTGCAGTACGTCATCTTTTGCCTGGGCTATTGATTTTTCTCTTTCTCTTTCTTCGAGGTCTTTTCTGATGGCTTCGAGGTCTTCGCCTGCCTCTTTAATGCTTGGAGTGTCGCCAATCTCTCGATCAACAACATCCTCTGGGAATCCGTTTTCTTCATAGAATGTATTTATTTCTTCCTCTGTTTTAGGAAAGTTATTGTCTAAATCTTTCATCATCTGATCCACTTCTGCGTCTGTAAGTGATTCAGCCATTTCCATTGCACGAACATAATCCTGCTCGTCTACCTTTGCCTGCAATTCCTCCCTCTCTCTTGCAGCCTCCATACGACCTTCTAAGTCTCTTAGATAATGCTCTTTACTTTCAAATCCTAATCCTGAATTACGCCATTCAGAACCTTCTCCGGCATACTCTAAAATAGCATCGTGCATAGAAGTTCTATCTCCAAATTCAGATATTACATCTCCTACAAGATTACCAAATTCATGATCGTCCATGCGCTCTAATTCTGGCATGTCTTCTTTAAGAAGTGTATAAAAATCATCCATTGCCATACCCTTCTCACTCCTAATAAACGCAGGGTATTCGCTTGGATTTTTATATCCTACGTAAGCGTCTAATGCCTTATAATTAAACGATCCACCTCTAAGCAAGAACTGTAATACGCCATGTCGAATATCAACTGGTGATGCGCCCATCGCTTCTCTCCAATTTTTTTGCCTCTCTAATTTTATATTCCTTTCGTCTTCTGTCATTTTAACAGGAGATTTCTTCTGCCTCTTGCCTTTTTTATTAAGCATGATAATATCACCCTTATCATTGTAGGAGACATCCCATCCTAATTTCTTTCCCTCTGATTTTATCTTAGCAAACAAATTAGCTCCTACCGTTTGGCGTTCTTTCTTAGGTAGGCTATTGTATTTATCTACATCTGATAATACTGTATTTCTGTTTGTCTCCTCCTTTGGCTTGGAGGCTTTCTTCACTACTTCAGGCGTTACGGCGTCTTCAGTAGCGGCTATCCCCTCTGCTTCAACAGGAGGTGCTTCTTTGATCGGTTCAGGCTTTGCGGGTTCTGCTATGATTGGCTCCTCTACGATAGGTTCAATAGGCTTCTCTGCAATTGGCTCTACTATCTCTTCCACGACAGGTTCTGCTGGCTTCTCCGCAGCCTTCTTCCCCACCTCTGTCAACTTCTTACGGGAAGGTAGACCTTTCTCTGCGAGGAATTGATTAATGATTGCAAGTTTTCTCTCTTTTGCAAACTTAGGATCGGGATGCGAATCAAACACATCTTTCAAAGTGCCATCAGGCATTCTGCGTAGTACAAAGTCTCCATTGGGATTCTCGTTACCTACTCTATCAATAGACACAAAATATTCTTTACCCTTATAGTTGGTATCACCTACTCTCTCCGCATCCGCCATAGCCCTTGCAATCTGCTGTGGTGATACTTCCGGCATTACCTGTATTCCAAGTTCTGTCAGAGGCTCTGTAGGGTTATACTTATCCTCTACCTTTATCTGTGTTGACTTGCCTTCATCGTCTAAGAAATACCATGTACCATCATCTCCTCTCTCAATAATCCCCTCCTTGCCATCCATCATTACAGAGGTTCCGTCTTTGACAGTTGCAAGTGAATTAGGTTGTGGTGTTGGTTCGTAGGGTTCTACTTCGATCTGTGAATCCTGTTCAAGTTTTATGTCCTGCTTGATTTCCTCTGCACGTTTCGCTATCTCAGGAAGTACTTTAGTTCGCTCTGCCACATACTGCTCCACGCCTCCAAGTTCTTGAATCTTGCCTTCGATGTGGTTGAGGGTCTGAGAGACTTCTTCAAGGGGCATATCACTCATTAGTTTGCCTACTTGCTTTCCTATGGCATTGCTTTTTGCCTTAGCAAGAGTTTCTTGACCTGCCGACCCAACGCCATGTAGCAACCCTGCCATAACAGCAAAATCTGAAAGAACGGCAACATTAGTAGCCCAATCGGGTACTTCCTGTCCTTGCTGTTTATAATACTCCTGAATAGTTTTACTTACAGGCATCATCCACTCTACTACATCAGGAGGTAAACTATTCTGCACTTGCATGAACGGAAGTCCGAATACTGCTCCCGCAGGAGTGGTCATACCTGCTACTCCCATAGCTGTTTCGACAAGTCCTGTAACAAGATTCAATGTTCGGTTTGCAGATGGAATACCTATGCCTTCTGTAGCAGATGATGGTGGTGCATTCAACCCTTTTGCCACTTTATCAAGTCCATGTGAAACCATTTCAGACATAGGCTTAATAAGAGTTACTTGACCTACGCCATCCGCAATCATATTTAAGTACTCAGACTCTTTTGTAGGCAAACTATCTCCACCTTTCTTACCTGAAAATCCGTATGTAGAAGGTGTAGGGTTTGTTGGTTGCTGATAACTTCCATCACCAACACTTGTAAATTCCTGCCCCGAATATCCGTATTGCTCTGCAATCTTCTTTAATCGCTGTGCATTGTCTTTATTTCCCCTCAGTTCTTCTGTGTATGCCATACCCGCAATCGCAGGAAGTTGCCTCTGTTGAACGTAATCAGGTCTCTTATTCGGATTATTCGGATCAGAATATTCCTCTACTCCCTTCTTATATAGCTTCCCCTCTAAGGCATCATAGGCTTCGTATGCGAGGTCGTGTCTCCCAAGTACATTTAATAATCCACCGATCTGATATAATACATCTGTGTTATCAGGGTCTTGCTCGTATTGCTTTTGCAGTTGCTTGAACTGCTCATCAGCCATGATGCCTTCGTTGAATATCTTACGCAAGGCTCGCTTATCTACTCCTGTACGTTTTGAAAATTGACTTATAAATATATTGCTCCGTGTGCCATCTAACTTAATATTATCTGGCAACTTAGTAGCATGATCTACGAACACATCACGCATCTTCTTATCAATCTTCACCACCGGCGACACCTCTCCACCTTCTTCAAGTGTAACAGAGGGCAAATCCTCATCCGGATTATCCCGTCCTGTTGCCATTGGTGGTGTCATGGGAGCATCTGTTGTGTCTGCATCCTCTGTGAAGAGGGGCTTTGCGTCAGGCACTTCGCTCTTAAAGACTTCTACTTCTTCAATGGGAATATCAACGGTGTCTTTGTCAATTAAAAACGACTGCACCTCTTTTGCACTTGGGACTTCTTTCAAAAATACATCTACTTCCTCTACAGGAATATCAACAATATCATTGTCAATTCTAAATGTACGCTTCTTTCCCATTATTATTTACGACCGTATTTTTCCTTGTACTTCTCGGCTGCGCTTTGTGTCTGCGCGGATGCCTTCTTCCCACCTCTCCTCTTCTCAATCGCCTTACGCAACCTCGCTTTATTAGTTGGTGAAACATCTTTTCCTAATGCCTCTTTCAAATCCTCTTCTGTTATCTTGTTCCAGTCAATAGCATCTAACTGCTTCTTGACAGTCGGATCATTACTCACCACATCCCAATCAAAGGCGTACTCCGTTTCAAGTTTCTTTCTATTGGCTGCCGTAAGTGGTATCTCCACCTCTTGTAGTTCATCATCCTTGCCTGTTGCTATGACCAGTATTGGGTCATCTCCTTCAAACTTCTCTATGCGCTGCGGTCTTCCTTGCTTTCCTCCCTCGAATATCATGAGTTGGTTGTCTGCCGGATTGCCTGTCTCTGCATTTACAATAGGATATAGCAACTGCTTTCCTACGTTGTAGTCGTCGCCTTCGCCTTGCCCCTTCTTCACAATCTTACCTCCTTTGGTTGGCTTGGCTACAATACGTGCGACAGGTTTTGATAACTCTACTTTCTTCGCTGCTGCTTTTGTCTTGGCACGTTCAGCTACTTTGTCAATAGGGGCTGCACCACCGGCGGATTTTGTACTCTTACTTGTCTTCTTAATCTTTGTAAACAAATCAAGTGCTGTAGCGTCAATAAGCTGCGCCTGCTCTTCTGCGCTCAACATATCATAGTCTACACCTTGCAACACCGCATTTTCTTTTGCCCGTGATTCAGCCACCATTAAAAATTGCTGAAACTTAGGATCATTCATGTTCGCATCTTTGATTGCTGTCCATGCGCCAGGAACTTTTTCGCCTGCAAATACAGATCGTGAACTCCACTCTCCATCTGCATTCTTATATGACTCCATGCCATAAACTTCATCACCCTTTCCTTGAAAGTATTTTACAAAATCAGATTCGGTTTTTTTCTTTACAGGAGGAAGTGAAGACCTGTCAATACCGCTATCAAGCCACGCATCAATTGATCCGCTTGCATTTTCCTCAAACAAATCGGGACGTGAAGCTATTTGTGTTCTCCATGCTTTTTCTGTCTTCCAGTCCTCAATACTTTTAGAAGTGTAGTCGGTCAATGCCTGTTTTGCAGTTATTAATTCATTGAAAATTTCAGGGTTGGCATCAATACTTGCGTTATCTGCCTTCGCCTTACTATACAATTTAACAAAACCCTCTGTCATTTTATTTAATGCAGGACGATCTTTAGGATGCGCCTTACCTCCTAAAGTTAGAATATCTCTACCCAAACTATCCAACAGCGGATTCTTTCTCGGTGCTCTCGCTCTGTCATAGTCAGCAAACGGGTCACGTAGAATAGTAGCAGCGCCGGTGTTATCCCTGCCTTGATATACGTATGATGATGGGTCTTGCATAGTTGTTATTTTGGAATCCCTTGCTCTCCAAAGATTGAGTAAAACTGATCGTCAGGCATATTTGCAAACTGCGGTAGACTTCTTAATTTAGATATTTCATCTCCATAATATGAACCGAAGTTGTTAGGCTGACCGGTACTGATACCACCTCCACCACCTGTCGTCTTCTGTGGCGACCTGCTTATCGCTCCCGCTGCCACGTCAGCACCGGCATTCAATCCTCCATAAATATTCTGTATCGCACCCGCACGTAAGGCTGAAATAGCCGCCATCGTTGCCTCGAATGGCCTCTCTTTATTTTTATCATAAGCCTTGTCTTTGTACTGCGCTAAAATCTGATTGGCATTCATTAAGCCTCCTCTTGTTCTGTCCATGTTTCCCTGACGAAACTGCGCTGACTGAATACCTAAATTGTTCTGTGCGTTCTTGCTGTTCTGATCTAAAGCAGCATATCCCATTAACTGCGCCGAAGGAGACTGTTGACTCATGGCAATGTTACGGGCTGATCCCGCTGTTTGCTGATCCATACCGGCTTGAATACGCCCCTGCCCTGGCATCCCGTACATCGACGCTGCACCATACGCCCGCTTTGCAATACCCTGATTGTCCAGAATCTCTTTTGGAATCTCGTACACGGGACGCTTGGCGTTCTTTGCCATACGTCTTGCTCGGACTCCTTGCACTATTCCCGTTCCTAACTGATAGGCTGCGGGTATCGCTTTTAATGCTGCTACGGCTGCTAATGACATGGTTATGAATTTTCGCTATAAAGGTATAATGTTTTTACCGTATCTAACCGCACCTCAGTATTTTCATCGTTGTACAACTCCACTTGTGGTGCGTCTCCCGATATATCTTCTCCGTTTACCCACGCCTGATCGGTACTTGGGAAGCGTGGGTCTAATTTATTCTTCAGTACATTGGAATAGTAGCCATCCTCCTGCAACTCAAAGTGAAGCGGAGTCATCTCTGTTTCCTGTCCCCACGGATAGCTTGCCGTTGCAGGGTTGCGTAGTTTCGCTCCCCAACTACCCTTACCCCTGTACCACAATGAGTTCATTGTCTTTACTTTAGGATAATCCTTGTTTGCCATATACTGAAGCAGGCTTCCGTACTGTACTCCGTAGAAGTTATTGTAGCCAACACCCGCCTCATGGAGATGGAACCTTCCATCAACAAACCCTGCAATCTGATTGCGAAGCCTGCCGTAGTATTCCGGATTAAAACTAAAGTAGTTGATCCATCCCCTTCTTTTCTTACTGTAAGCAAGGGTGACAGCACTAAACGGCGCAAGTTCTCCCGCTATCTGACCTCCCGTGAAAGGGTAGGTGTATATAAATCGCTCTCCGAAATAAGTCACGGCAATGACAAGAGAACTACCCTGATAGGTTGCTACATCGGGGGCTGTTATAGTTACGCTACCATCGTCTTCCTGAACTACAGTGAATCCCGGCGGAACCAAGCACTGAAGCAATATTCCATACCAATTATTTGATGAACTTACACCATTGTAAATTACCTGATTATTAGGAGTAAGAACAATGTTAAAGCTTGCAGACACATCGATAAAGTTCGGTAGCTTAATATTCAGCGAAGGCAACACCTCCACCTTATCTGGCTGTGCATTCAGACTCACCACATACAAATCCTTTTCCAAGTCATAGACAGAAGGCGCAAACGACTGTTTCCTGTCAAGCCTTCTGCGGTATTCTCCGTAGCCATGCCATGTACTTGCCATGTAGTTTGCGCTAATATCCACCGTGCCGTTGCCCGCACTCATCCAGCACAATCCTTCGATCTCATCATAGCCAAGAACATCCCCCTCGTCATTAATCACCACAGATTCAGGGTTTGTTGTTCCCCATGTACGCTGTATCATGTGGCTATTGGCAGCCACCTCATTCAATACAGAGACTATGTTGCCAGCTCCTCCACTCTGACGAATAATGCCCTGATTGACGTATATGCTTAACTGAAATCCGTTGCCAAATATCAACCTGAGAATATCGTTATTGATAACCTGCATCTTATTCAGCCTTCCATACTGAGTAGAGAAGACCTTATTGTTTGCAGGCTGCACAGCGTTCAGTCCATTGATCCTTGTTCCGGTCACATACTGATCGCTGAAACATATTCCGGTATCGAGAACGGTTCTACCTAATGCGTCCGTTGAGTTGACCCTGCCGTTGTTATCATGTGGCTGATCGGTAAAGTCGGATGGGTATTGAGAAGAGATGAAGCGCGTTCGCTCTCCGTACCCAGGGATTGTAGATGTGTTGTAAAACAACCTTCTGTTTCTGAACCATACATCGCCTGTTTTCAAATCACTTGTTGCCGGAGTTGCGCCAATTGCAATATACGGAGACTGACCCCATACTTGATTTGTGATATTCCCTGTATGAACCTTGCCGGTGATTCCCTTGTCGGTACGTGGCTCAATTTGAAAGCATTCTCCAAACTCATAATACAGTGGCTTCTCAACCTGTGGTCGTGGTGAATAAAACTCAATCATAGCCCCTTGCGCCAATGCAGGTGATGATCCACTTGCAAGTCCAATGCTTCCATCATACGCCACGTACACATAGGTAGTTTCTACCTTCGCTATCACATAGTCGTTCTCCTGAAAGTAGACTCCCGATGTGTTCATCACAAAGCGTATCATGTCTCCATCAACATAGGTGAACTCAATCTTCGACCCCTTATAAATCTTGTCGGTATAGAACAATACATTGTCAATGCCAATACGAATATACTTGGTGCTTGCTACCGGAGTAGGGCTTATGATACTGTCATCTTCGTTCACGTACTCTAACTCATCCGCACACCATAACAGGTATGAACTCTGTGACATATCCTGTGACCGCACGAACCTGTATTTTGTCGCCCATTCTGGGGCAGCGTTATTGATAGAGATTCGTAAGTATGCGGGATTCAGCGTCTCGGTTTCATTGTAGTATGGAATTGACACCATGCTGTTGTTAGGATCAATACACACCGCTGTCTTTCTATCCGCATCATCATAGTATGCTATGCCGATATAACCTCTCCATCCACGTCTCCAATAAGTAACGCTTGCAGGTGGCTCGATAAGGGTGAAACTATACAGAGGATCAATAGTCAAGTCCTCGAAGAGTACTTCAATATCTAAGTCAATAGGAATAGTATCGTAGCCTTTTACCAGTCCTCCATCCCACACTCTGTCATCAATGTACTCCTGAGACTCGCTGAGTAATGGCACGTCATGGTATAACAATATCGCCTCTGATGAAGCAACAGGTATCAAAGCCTCAACACCCCGATAGATATACGTTTGTTTTCCAACGCCCGCAAACTCCCATTGCTCTAAGGTTGCAAAGTCATACCATGTCGTGCCGTTATCTTTACTCACTGCAAGAACCACATTCTTTATATCGCTGACTAAATCTGTGTCTTCTAAGCGTGGATCAGTGAAGTCCACCAATATCTCGTTCTGACCTGCATTTAAAGGAACAATAGTGTCGCTGATCGCACCATATACGCTCTGCTGATTATCCTTGTAGATGTACTTCGCCCTGAAGCGGGGGTATGTGTCAGATAAAAAGTTATTGTTGCCGGCTGTGAATACACTACCAAAGATGGTTCCGGTATAGCTTCCTTCTAAGCCTGTACTTGTAGCAAACAAACCTACCTGCTCTGTTGGCTGTATAGTCCTCTGTACTGTAGCAGTGATATTATATGTTTGACCACCTGCATAGGCGTTAGTCCATTGCCACAATAACTGTGCATTGCTTGGAGGAATACTGCTGTTTGTCTGTGTACTTAGATAGAATAACCACGAAGGATTTGCAGGTACACTTCCCTGAGCAAAGCCACTTACGGTAATCGCAAGTTCCACAGTGAACAATACCGTAATAGGAAATGGATTGTTATTTACGATATATCCTGAAAATACACTATAGGTTCCTGTCAACTGATTGGTTCCACCTGCATTTATATACCCGTCCGGATCAGAAATAACAGATAATCCGCTGTAGTAATACCATGTGTAATAGCTATATGGTGGTAGCCCAGGCTGAACACTGTTCTGTAGCGTTACATTTGCTATCTGAGCATTAAAGTTACCAGCGTTTCCGTTAGCCTGAAAATTTGCTGTTGGTGAACACAGTGGAGGATATTTCACCCTCTCTATTAACTGCTCACTCATTGGCTCAGGAGACTCCGGAAGTGGTACGTAGTCAGGATAGAAATTATCCGCTACCAATATACCACCCCACGTAGGCGCAGATGATGTAAGCCCGATATGATATTGCTCACCTTCTCCAAGTAATGTTACATGAATGTAATTGCCTTTATTTTCAAACTTGGCAGCCAATCCGAATGTAGGATTGTTGTTATACGCTACCATGCAATTATCAATGATGTTGGCAAGAGATAGGTTGTTACTCGCCCATCCTATTGTCTGTGTCGGCAAAGGACTCCCTTGCGTATAAGTGCTGATAGCAAATACCGTAGGTACTAAAAGATTCGTATTAAAGTAAAGGTTAAACTCCTTGCGCTTGCCCGTCAGATTTGCCCTTTTAGCATTAATGCACTTTGGGCTTCTGTTGTAGTCGGTAATCAAAAACAAATCATCGACAAGGGTAATACCGGTAATCAAACTCTCAGGTGTCCACCCTAAAGGATTAGGATAATAGTTTGTGTATCCCGTTGGGAACGCTACCTGATATACCTTCTCGATCACTCCGTTGGTAGCACCAACGATATTGCTATACCAGCGAAATATCGCATGATAACCATTACTGTTGTACACACAATAGATGATGCTTCCATCTCTTACGTCTTCAAAAGCTCCAATGCACTTATTCGTGCCGCCCTTTAAATACGGGTTGATAATCTCTAATGTACTTCTGATATTAGTCCATGATCCCTGCTGCTGATTCAGCACGTTCACAAGATTAAGAACATAGCGCGTATTCTCAGGTGCTACAGCCCATGCTGCGCTCTCCTGATCCATAACGCCTGACAAAACTCTTGCATCTTGTGGGGTAGAATACATTATCTCTTAGGACTTGATTTTGTAGTTCGGTAAAGTTCGTCAAAATATTCTTCCATCGTAGGACAAGTCCTTCTGAAAGTGTATAAATCTACAGCCCTTGTGAGCATTGCACCGTAGCGTTCCTGATCGGCTTGCGTCCCATTGAATAACGACAACTGATGGTGAATGCCATAGCGGATCACGTCTATCGCTGTGTCATCAATGATAGACTGCATACTCACTCCATTGCTTGCGTACTCGATAACAACAGGGCTGAATGGCATATTGGCAAACTGTATTCTACGGTAGGTCCAGTCTTCACGAAAATATCCGGCGTTGTTAAATCCTCCGCCAAGTCCATACATCTCTCCTACGTAGTTGCCCGCACGGTAATGTCCGGCGAAAGGAGTTGCGTACTGCCAGCCATATCCAAACAGGAAGTCGGTAGTCAGAATCTCTCCATCGTTGAGTTCAACCCCGCAGTCATTCCACCTTCTGTTGAATGGCATATCCTTGTTGACCGTGAGTGTGAACACCCTGCCGTTGATAAGCAAGCCTATCTTTAAGTAGTACTCGTAATCCTGTGGCATATCCACGCATCCAATGTCATTCGGGGTTGCATACATCACCTCTACCGTTGGATTAGAGGCGAAGGCAATGTATTCCTTAAAAGTATTGATAGCGTACTGCCCGTACTTTAATAGCGAAGAGGGACTGTAATCATCCCTATCCACCTGTACCATTGACACAACGTAGCTTAATGTCTTCATTTCGTATTTACGTTTGTATCGTTAGTAACTTTCGATCTTGTTGCAATCTGCACGTTAAAGAAGTTTGCGGTGCGCTCGATCACATCCTGGGCGAACTTCTCCGGAATCGGTAGCGTCTCGTCAGGACCGTAGCCATCAATGCCGGCTACCATTGTAACGAGCAACTTCTGACCTTTAAACCTCCGCGGCATCTTGTTAAATATCAAACGCTCTCCATCGGGATAATAGCTATATACTCTCTCTCCGTAGAATGCAGCCTCCAAGTTACTCCATGCTGACTGACTGCTCTGTGCCATCATCGGGAATGGATGGTCTAATGACTGCGGCCATGTCACCATGCAAATATCTCTATCTCCCGAAGCTGCAATTCTGCTTGCCGGAAGATCAATGTAGCAGCACCCAAGCGTCTTGTCATACTGAATGATGACCTTTGGAAATGTCTTTGTCCATGTGCTGTCAATAGAAAAGTTTCTCTTGCCTCGCAGTTGCAGTTCAATGTCAGTAGCAATCATCTGAGCTACGATCTGATCCACTACTGCATACACATCCCTTTGGTCAATATTATTCTCACTCGAAGGTCGCCCCCCGCTTTTCTGAATGATGATAACCTCCGCTATCTGTCTCTTGGTCAACATATCATGAACCCGCCTGTCGCTGACGGTCTGCGTAGTTTATTAACTGTGGCTCCCTGATACTTATGCCAATCTTATTGAGAAGCATTAACACTATCTCGGTAGCGCAAATTTCAGGTAGTTCAATGTTTGTACTTGTATTGGAATCATACGTATCAAAGCCTCCCGCTGTGGTATATCCCCATACAGGACGTGCCGGATAGCGGATATAGCTCAACTCCACCTGACCTAAATCAGTTGGCAGGAATCTCATTCTAAGTGATGACTCCATCCTTGCTATCGGAAAGTCTTTTGTTGGCTCCCTCATGGAGCTTGCTGCCGCCCAATCAAACTGAGTGTCGGTAAGTATCTGCACCGGTACCCAGCGGTCTGTTGTCTTTAAGTTGGTAACAGCATCCTTCCCAAGTTGAATAGTGGGGTTGTCGCTGTCGTCATCACAAGCGCAGTCATCATCTCCCGTTGGAAGTAATAGTTTATCCACCTTAGTTGTAGTGCTGATACGGTACCTGCACGAAGTTTTGTGAAGGTAGTCGGATGGTAGAGGAGCGTAACCGGTACTGTCTATTGTAAGGGTTACAGTCGGACGCAAGTTGCTCAAATAGTCTTTGACAAGTTGAGTCACTTCATACCCGATCTGACCCTGCGGCATCTGCGGGCTATACTGCTCAGGTACGCCATAATATTTTCTGACAATATCACGAACAACAAAGGGAATAGCAAGATTAAACTGAACAGGAGTAAAAGCACCCCCGCTTTGATTCTTCCTCGCAAGGAACTCCGCATATTGTTTGACCTCATTGACGTTTATCATTACAAGATGATTGAACTGTATTTCTTATAGAAGTTGCCTCCGATAAACTCTAAGGTGTAACTGTCACCTAATGCAGTAAGCACCTCGGCTCCGGCATCAGAACCAAACTCGTTACCCGCCAATGGGCGAGCATTCGGAGTAAAGGTTACAGTACCCGCCCCGTGTATCCACCTGAATGTGATCGGAAACTTCTTTAAATTTTTGATGTTGGCATTAACTATGATCTCTGTCACATTTTGACCTGCGCAGTTGTATAAGTACAATATGCCCGCATGACTGTTTTCAATTGGAATTGTTAGCACTCCCGCAGCAAAAATACTTGCCGAAGCCATATTTAAAAAGCCCCATGCCGCACTTTGATTGTTGTTAATGCTTACATATCCGTATTGAGAACCAAAGCCTGATGTGGTATTTGTCTGGAAGCTCAGTGCAGTGCCGTTACCATCAATCGTCAGTCCATCAAGATCAAACTGATCTATTCCTGTTTGCGTTGCAGATACCGTGGCAATAGCAACAGAACTGTCAAACAGTACATCGACAATCTGTCCATAGTTACCGCTGATTACACCTCTTTGAATACTACCTGCTGTGTTCCATGAAATGCTGTCAATTTTTGCTTCGTTCTTAATTTCTATCTGAGAAATCAAGCAGCTTGCAGCCGGCAATGCGGGGTAATTGTTGTTTACACAGTTTTGAATGTACCCGTTTAATACCTTGTTATAGGCTACTGTAATACCATCGTTGTTATTGATAGTACCCATCTCAAAGTTATTGCCGGAAATACTGCAATCTGCATTAGCATCAATTAAGTTATTGATCGTTACACCCACCCAGTTTTTAGCACCTGAGTTTGTGGCTATCGTACATCCTGTGTTACTTGTTATCGAAACATATCCTGTGCAATAAGTGATATTAGTAGTTGTATTGTTTGTAATTGTACAACCATCAAGAGTGTTATTTGTGAAATTAGTTCCGGTATTTCCAGACATGGAAACGTAATTCAACACGTTATCCTTAAAGTTAGTGTAGGTGTCTCCGGAGCTTATAGAATTATTAAAATAATTATTGCTTACAACCATTGACGTTGTTGTTTCTGAAGCCCATCCTCCACCATTAACAATGGTGTTTCCATAAAACTCATTCGCCTGATTAGCGCAAACAGCAAGAGCGTTGGTAACAGTATTGTTATAACATTTGTCGTTACCCCACTGAAACTCATTTATAGCATTAGCTCCTATAACCAAGAATCCCTGATACGACTGACTCACCTTATTCCCCCTTTTATCCTCTCTGTAGTTGATAAAGTTGTTCGCTAAATCATATCCGATATAATCCACTTCTCTTACATAGCGTGGGTCTGTCAATGCTATCGCTGTCCAGTTGACAGTATCACCATCGGGAGCCGTGCCTACCGCTGCGGTATCGCTGTTATACATGATGCCGTTGTAGGCATATAGCTTATTGATAGTTGGCACACCCATTCCGGCATACCATGTTCCACCGTAATCACCTGAAACATCTTGATAGTCGGGATTGATCGCAATTAAATATGCCATAGAAGACACCTGATCTGACTCCACGCCTGTAAGTAAAATACCATCCGCACCCACGTCTGTTACGTAATATGTTTGGTCTATATCAATGCTATTGCTGCTAATCAACGTAAGCAAAGAAGCTCTTGTAAGTGAAACGATTCCTCCTGTAAAACTCCTTGACATCTCCACGAATATTCCACCAAGCGTATTGTCAAAAGTATAGCGAAGCATCAATACCTTGTTTCGCTGAATGATGAAACTGTTTTCATCCGTCAAGTAGATATTCGGATTGCTTGCCACAGTCGCATTTGCAGCGTCAATGACCGTTAATACCTGAGAAGCAGAGGTGCTTCTTATAAATACAATATCGCCCTCTACAAACTTAGTAGGGTTGATATACTCTAAGTTATCTGTACCCGCACCTCCCTGATTCGTAGTTACGATCTGAGTGATCGCACAAAACCTTTCCACAGTTGTCAGAGCATCTGTAGCTACGGTAAGTGATAACGTGCCAACTCCCGTTTGGAAGCCACGCATGGTCATATACTCGGTGATCTCAAGAGCGTAGGTTAAGACTGTTGGTGTTGCTGTTCCCGCCCCTGGCGTTCCTTCAGACCCGTAATCTGCATCAATCCAGTACCGGTATCCCATCTGTGAGTCGTACACTCCCGCTTCACTACTTCCGTTGGTGAAGTTAGTAGTTGTAGTCACGATACTTGGATCGGTTACAGATACGGTTATGGTGAGTCCGTTGCTTGCGCTACCAGCCCCAGGGGAACTGAACACATACACTACCGCACCTACCGCTTGCGCTGTGTAGTTGTCACCGCTACCAGGAGTAAAGGCATTGATCGCTGCTGCAATCTGAGCTGCCACTACCGATGTTACCGCTGACACCACATTGATATTTGCGCCAATCTGATTGACCGCTGCAATATTGATCGCTGTGATCGCCCCCGCACCTCCACTACTTGTTACGGTAATGGTTCCAACCGCACTTCTGCTTGCTGCAAGAGGAGCGTTGACAAGTCCATTGACTCGCATTGCCCTTGCGCCGTCCTGCGTATTGCGCTCGGTAGTGAGGATGGTAACACCATCGGGAAGTGTTTTATATAGATAACCTAAGTTGTCACCTAAATCTTGAATGCCTTTTGCCATTATGCGAATACGTTAAATGAAATGTGAATTAAGTCCCATGTACCTGCTGTGAGGTCTCCAAGACGATATGAACTACCAGTTAATGGGTTGTACAGTATAAGTGTTATCTCTCCTGTAGTGTTATCTACATAAAGTAGCCTGCAATCTAAGTTGTTCTGATTGGTGTAACTGAGCGAAGAATTTGTTTTATTGATTTGAGCCGTAATATTCAGCGGAGTAGTGCCCGTTGCAAGAACTCCGTTGATCTTAATGATGGCCCAATCACCTATTACGTTTGGAACGTTCTGTCCAAGTAAATAAGTTTGAGAGGCAAAGTTACCTATCAAAGTACCGGTATTAATCTGACTTGTTACAGTTAAATCTAAGTAGTTTCCGGCTAAGGAAGACCCGTCAATGACAAGGCGTGAACTTTGGTGGTTGATCGCACTTGATCCTCCAAGAAAGTTGATCTCATAGTTGCGGTTTGGAACAACACCACTCTGAATAATTTGAATGTCAGAAGGAGTAGTCGTGGTGATAGTCACATTGTAAAACGTATTGATAAGATTCTGAATGGCAGAACTTACCTGAATCTGATATGTAACTGTTGACCCCACTACTACCGGAACCACCGTGATGCTTCCATCGGGACTCTCTACTATCGTTGTGGAGCCGTTACCTACCGCCGGAACGATCTGCTGTGGGCTGTCGTCAGAGCATCCGCAGTCGTCACCACATCCTGATACGGTGATGATCTCTGCGTAATACTTGTCAGCCAATGCACTTGTGCCACTTGAGATTGCAGCCAAGTACTTAGTCATTGCTGCAAGGGTTGGACCCCACGTATCCTGAAAGAAGATACTCGCCTGTGCTATATTGGTGCAGTCGAGACGTTTTGCTTTATCTCCGAGCTTGTCGATGCAGCACAGAAGTTTACTCAGTCCAAGATCGCAGACCACTTCAAATTCCCGCGTTCCTTCGATCAGAAGTACCGCTAAAAGCCCGTTGGGAAAAGTATATGTAACAGTTGTTGCAACACCTTGTGTCCATGTATTATCATAGATATTTGGACCGGCTGTTAAAATTGCTGTAGTACCTACCGTATTACTCAGCGGAGATGATGGTGGAGGATACAGCGTATGAACCCTGCTTATTACCGTAGCGTAGGTGCCATAGTCGGTCTCATCGTAGGAAGTAACAATGGATGATCCGCAGTTGATAGTTACGGACAAGCATACTTCCGGCATCTCCATATCATAAACAAAACTCTGAGATGCTACTACCGGCGTTCCTGCATCTACTACCACGCTGTAAGTAATGGTATAGTTCCCTGCTAAAATATTGCCATCTGTATCTCTTGGAAGGGTAATTGGAATAGTATTGTAAAGAGAGACTACCGCATTAATATCCGGCGTAACGCTATCTGTACCATTAGAATATATTGTCGAAGTGCCGGTTGCGCTCTCAACGGTGACAGTAATATAGCCAAGAACTGTTTGTGATCCGTCAAGTAGCACCCCTTGTCCGGCATAATCCGTCGTGTCAAGTACTACAATCTGTTGTGTTATATTGTTCAGCGTTAGCTGAGTGGATACCGTAGTAAGTGCCATTATAGTTGAAATTTGCCTTGTAAAAATAATACTTCATTATATCAATTCTTTAAGGGGGTGAAAATAAAAAGCCCCCGATGAGGAGTCGGGGGTGGGAGGAGAACGAAATAATGTGGTGGGGTTACGAAGGGCAATATTAGAACCCCTGTCTTCGTTACCAAGAGACACGCCCCACTACGCTAATTCTTTCTGCTTGCTTTCTTCTACGATTTGAATGATGCGCTCAAAGAAACCTGGGGTAGTGAGGCAGCAATCGAACAGGAACTTATCAGGGTCCTTCTTATCCGGAACATTGATAAAGATACCTTTCTTGTACTTCTTCTCGCCCTTCTCATTCTCTCCGTCCTCAGCCCTGAAGAAGAAGTTATGGTTCTTATTGTCATAGCCAAAGCCGGTCTGATCGGTATTCTTCACCAATCTGAGGTATTCCGCGATACGCGTATGCTTACCCTCAATCAGTCTTGTATAAACCCATAAGGCATCATTGTAGGCAACATCCGCCAACGCTGCCCTTAACACCTCATGCTCTTCCTCATTAAATTCTTTATAGTTCAACAGGTCATACGGCAATGAACGCATACCCGCTTCCTGTACCAATACCTCACAGGCATTGACCAGTTCGTGATACTTCCACGAAGTCGCAAGACCCGATTGCACATATCCAAGTACCTTGTACAGATACGCTGTACGCTCCTGACGGCGTTTGGCTTTCTCGTTCGGGTCATGGGTATGAAACTGAATGAGCACCCTTGCATACGGGCGCGATTCATGGTTACGTACCGGATTTTGGAAGTTCCCTGGGTGATTCATTAAAAACCAATTCTTTTCCACCTCTGCCGAATACACTTTTAAGTGTCCGGTCGGAGGAAGGATAAAATGACTTGGTGCGTACACATCGCGCTTGCGAGAATCATCAAAAAACGAAGATTCGTAATACACAACCTGTTGTCGCTTCTTCGTCTTTGGGTCAAACATAACGTATTGACACTCAATTCCCCATCCTGTAGGGACTGACAGTTTCTTATTCTTATGGTCGTCTCTTACCACATCCAAAGGAACATGGTAAATAATATCTCTTGAAAATCGTTCGCGCTCCTCAAGAGTCATCTCATACGGTTTCCCGTCTACTAATAGTGGCATAGTTAGATTATTTAATAAAGGGAGAGTACAACCTGTACCCTCCCTTTTTGGTTTCAATTCAATTATGCTGTGCGGTTCAGAACTACCATCTGATTTCCTCCAACGTGGCAAGCCATGATGTGAGAACGGTGGTTGATCTGAGAGTAGTCACCGGTGACTACCTTCGGAGTGTCCTTACCGGCACCTGATGTTGTCCACACCTCAGCCATACGTGAGTATCCTGCAAGTTCACGGTAGCCCATTCCAAAGTAAGGAAGAGGATTACCACTCTTGAGGTCTTTACGCTGACCGATTGGAATCACAAGACCTAATCCTTTGGTGTTGTAACCATTCACACCCCATGTCTTCGCGTGGCTGAACTCAGGAACGCGGGTCATGCAGTAAGTACGGTATCCTTTCTTGAACAAGCGGAAGTTTACTCCGATAGCCAAGCCTGGGTTGTTGTTGAACAGGTCACTTACAGTCTTGCTGTCTTCGTAAGCCTGCATAGTGTTCTGAAGATACTGCTTCATAGCATTATCCTTCTCGTTGTCCAGATCAATACCCATCATGAACTGAAGGTACTCCGGTGCAAACTGAGAATCCAGATACGCGTCAATCAGATCGAAAGTCGCAGGAGAGAACGAGCCGGTAGTGTAAGGAAGAGTCAAACCACGACGCTGTGCGTAGGGTACCAATCCTTCAGTTGTCTTTGTGTTCTCTACGTTTGAACCAACGAAGGTTGCGTTTGTAGTAGGACGCTCAAACAACAGGGCGTTACACATTGCCAGTTCGTGCATGTACTCTGCATCCTTACGACCGATAACGTCATAGGCAATCATGCCGCCGCTTGAATCGTAGATAGGCTTGAACCACAAACCATTAACCATCTGAGTACCAGTTATTTTGTAAGTGGTCTTGATGATCTGAGCATACTCGGTATCCTCATAAGGCTTAGTTTGAACGCCATCAGGCTGATCGGTACCTTCAGCCCAAGCATTGCCAGGGATGATAAGTTCTGTGCCGGATGCGTAGTCGCCAGGGGTGAAAGTCTGAGTGAGGTCAGCCTGCTTCACAAATACTGTTACCGCGTTGGTTCCGCCACCTGTGATGTTATACACGGTGAAAGGAATACCACCTGGGGTTGTTGTCGGAAACGCAATACGCTGATTCAACTGAACCGGACTGTAATACGTAGCCGAAGAATACGGAGTAGTCGATGCCGATGTTAAGAAGGAGTTGTTTGGACTCACAGATGCAAGCGTGAACGAATACGTTCCGTCCGGTGCCGATACGGTGCTGATAGCTCCGCCGGTAGCAATCGTGCTTGCAATATAATCCTGAGAGTAGGTTGTTCTTTCGTCCTGTGTTACAGGGAACACCATGCCTAAGTTACGCAGGTTGCGGAACGTTGACAATCCCTGATCTCCAAGAACAGGGAATAATTCAGAAGCCACATCGGGCTTCCACATATTGAAGGTAGAGAGAAGTTTACTCGATGGTAACTCTACTACCGCTGATGAAGCATTTGCCATTTTATTGTTGTGTGTTTAGAGGTTAAACTCCCTCTCTGAGTGCTTTAGCAAGTATCTTCGCATTCTCCTGTTCGGAGGTGAGCGATACCTGCTGTGTGCCTTGAGGTGGAGGTACTACGGATTTCTTTCTGATCTCCGCCTTTTCCCATTCCGTGTGCATCGCCTTCATAATATTCTCCTTCTCTCTCCACCATATCTCTTTCTGAGCTATCTGGTGTAATTCTTCTTTAGCCTGCGGATTGTTAATATCCACCTCCACGCCTTCGTCTGAGACAAAATCTACAAGGAACTTCTCGACCGCCTTGATGGTGTCGGAGGATACCTTGTGTTTATAGTCTGAGCCTGGGATCGTGATCTCTGCTACCGAAGAAGCAATAGAAGGTACAATTGGTGTCCATGCCTGTATCTGCTTCTGTAGGCTATCATCGACTACCGGCGCAGACTCTCTCTGCCGGTGCTGTTCAATGAACTTCTCTGCCTTTTTCGCATCTACTTCAAGGAGCGTTCGTGCCATATCCACATCGGGATCATCCACGTCATGTTGTTCACCTAACTTATACTTGTAGTTGACGAGTTTATTTGCTGTCGCAGCATCTATGCCGTCATCCCACTGCATCTGTAAGGCTACTTTCTCGGCAGGAGTCATCTTGGTAGGGTCAGAGTAGTAGACCTTATCATGAGATTCCTGTGAACGCCCATTCTTAATAGCTGTACGGAGCGACTTGATGTAATCGTTGTCGTGATCCAAATCGGCCACCTTTTGCTCGTATTCTGTGAGTTTGCCTTTTAATTCTCCGTACTCCTTGAGTACCCCCTTTACCTTTTCCTCGTTGTCGTACTCGTCTCCAAAGATCGCCTTGAAGTCGGGTACTGTAGGTGTAGGCGCGGGTGTTGCCTGTGGAGCATCCGGAGAACCGGACTGTTGGGGTATAACTGGTTCGCCAGAGCCTTGAGCCTCTTGTTGTACTGGGGCTGGTTCAGTGCCCCCCATCTCAGGTATATGAAATGGCGTTAGTCCAAGAGAAGCAGAAGCCTCCGGCGATAATGTAATACTGTCTTGAGAAGCCGAAGCCCCTTGCTGTAATGTGGTACTACCTTGTTGCATAGTTTAGTATTTTATCAGGCATTCAGCGCAGCTACAAGCGCACCTACAGTCTGATCCGCCTTGATCGCTATCACCTGATCTAACGCCACGTCTTCGTACATCAATAATGAGTCGAAGGTGGTGTCAGGGTGAGAGTAAAAGGCGTAGATTCTGCTTGGTGGCAGGTATAGCGTTTGCGTGGTGCCGTCAGAATTTTTCTTTGTAACGGTAATGCTATCAATGTTGTTACTGGTGTTGGCAGTATTGATAGATGTCTGAATATTCGCCGCCGTTTGCGTTACGAATATCTGAGCAGGCAAACTGTTGTCTCCGGTGGAATATTCGAGCAGCGTTCCTGTTACGGTGCTGCCGTTTATTACATACTCGGCCGCAGCCATACTGAGTACCCTTTCGGATATAATGCCTACCTGCTTGGCAGCATTATCTATTCCATTGAACTTGCGTTGGGTAAGGGTGAGTGATCGTGCCATGAATTGACAAATTTAAGTTGTTTTATGCAAATCTATGCCCCAATTTAACTACTTTTTCAACATGGCTAAAATAATTATTTGTCAGTTTACTTGCTGATAGTTTCTTTGTATGTACTTCGGTCCAGTCGTTCGGCATTCCCGAATAACTCATTTATCAAATATCCCATTCTCCATTAACCATTCTTCCTGCCGGCGTAAGCCTTCCTTCAAGTCTACCTTCACGCTCCACCCTGTATCCATCATTAACTTCTTAGCATCTATACTCCGGCGCAGGATATTATCTATGCTTCTTGGTTCTGACACCACCACTTCCACACCCATCATCCATGTCAAATCCGATGTGGTCGTCTCTATTCCGGTACCAATGTTATACACCCCTCTCACGCCTTTAATTATAGCAGCCTCCACGCCCGAAATCACATCACCTACATAGGTATAATCCCTTGTGGTTTGCCCGTCACCATAGAGGACAAATAACTCCTTTCTGATCTTCGCCCGAAACAGCTTACTCATCACTCCCGCATACGGATTATGTGGCATCTGCCCTTCTCCGTAGACGTTGCTTAACCTCACTACACAAGCATCCTTTCTGCGTTGCAACAAATACATCTCGGCTAAGTGCTTGCTAATCGAATAGTAGTTGGTGCAGTTCACCCTGTCCACTTCGGGAGTAGGGTACACCGTGGCGTTGCCATAAACACTACTTGTGCTCAGGTAGACAATCTGCGTATCGTAACCGATCCTGTCAAAGAGTTCTACGCTCTGCCACCAGTTCACGTCCATGCACCCCTTTGGATTAGTCATAGAGTCGATGATGTTGACGGTCGCCGCGTGAATGACAATATCAATATCATGTAGCGGAGCGCGGCACATAGGACCGTCTATAAGGCGGCAGTTCTCCGGTATCATCAAATGGTGAAATCTTTCAGGAATAAACTTCTTATACCGTAAATCATCCACTACAGTCACGTAGTTATCCTTAGCAAAATACCTTGCAAGCTGCCCGCCCACAAAGCCACAGCCACCGGTGATGAGTATATTCTTATCCTTGATTGGTTCCATTGCGCTCTTCCTCCGTTAATGACAGCCAGTGCTCAAAGGTGATCTGACCTATACCTAAATCGTATGCCTTACTTGTTACCCATACCTTCCATTGAGAAGCAAGCGGGTGTGATGCTATATGCACCACCTCGTAGTCGAGTAGTACCACATATCGCATCCCCATGAACCGCATCGGGTCCCAACAGGCTCCTTCAATCCATCCGTACATCGGAGCGTTACTTGGCACCGGCACCCCACCACATCGCTTGATGAATGTTCCGGAGAGTCCAATCAACGCCCAATTCATACAGCCCTTCATGTACATTACCCTATGTCCTGCAACTACCCTCTCTTCGTCAATGAACTTAGGGTCCTTGAGTAGTTCTGACTGCTCCGCCATCACAAGACTGCATACCGCGATCTTCGGGTCTGCCGCCATCACATCTGCAATTGCCTTCACCCATCCGTCCTTCACGGGTCTCTCGTCAGGATCGGCACCAATGAGCACATCCCCTTCACCCAAACAAGCGTAGTCAAATATCTGTGACCAGTTACCGCTAACTCCTTTGTTCTTCAGATACAAGTAACTCGCCCCAACTTCCTTTGCGTACTCCTCTATCTTATCGCTGTTCTCCTGCATGGACCGGAGCGAACCTGTGTCTTCCATGTCCTTTAACGGATAACCTGCATCGGCAATGACATACTCGAAATGCTCCCCAGGGTTCTGTTCAAGTAACAGCCTCCCCGTCTCCCGTATCATGCCGTGGGTGTTATACCCAAGTGTGTGTACTACAACCCGCATAAAACAGCCTCCCTTACTTTATTTTCATCTTCAAGCATTCTAAGATTATCTTTTAATTCATTAAACCAACTCTCCAAGTCCTCGCTATCCTGCCTCATGTACCACTCTAAAGATTCTGTGCAACTGACCGTATCGCACCCTTTCATGATGTACTGTTCAAACTCAGTCATGCCTGGCGTTACCACCGGAAGCATCCCCGCATTGATAGCCTCAAGTGCTGCTATGTCACTCTTGCAATGGTTGAAAGTGGTATCGCCAAGTGGGATATAGGCAAACGAAGCCTCAATGCGCTTCATCATCTCAAAGTAAGTCGTCAGATCGGTGAATCCGGCGTGAATCCAGTTGTCTATATATGGCGTGATAAACCACGGTTGCATACCAAAAAAGATAATCTTGTACTCCGGATTCGCCTGAAGTAAGTTCACCAACTCCTCTCTTTCAAGTAGCAGGTCCATGCGGTGCGTTTCGCTCCCTCTCCAGAGTATCTTCTTATAATTCTTATACGGAATGTCATTCTTCTGCACCACAGCATTACGGACCACAACAGCGTCAACTCCTGTGAGCTTTCTTAACTCCTCTTTTAACCGTGGCGTACTAACAGTCACCACATCCGCCTCCACAATGAACTGCTTGATATACTCCTGCACTTCCTTGTCCTTGTAATGCTCCCACGCCGGACTATCACTATTCACGCCCCAGAGCATATCATCATGGTCCACCCATCTCTTGAGTCCACAAATCTTAGCTGTTGTCCAGATACTATATGCCGTCTGACTGCTTGGGCGTTGCATGAAAAGTACATTGTACTGTATCACAATACTCCAATCTATCTCCGTAGAGGTCTTCACCACATCGTACTCGCAGTCTAAATACTGAAAAGGCATCACCGACCGGTAGTAGTCCATCGGAAGGCTTGTGCTATCAGAAACAATAAGTACCTTATATTTCATATCCGATCTCTGCTGACATTGCCCACGGTGCTACAGGCTTCCCGCCAAAGTAAAATCTCTGTCTCCAACCTGTTGATGGCCTTGTTGGATAGTGGCGCACCACCGTATTCATACCTATATTATATGTAGCCTCGTTTTCCAACGGGTCCTCGTAGTCGGTCAAAGAGATGCTCCCCAAGAACAGTTCGTCAGCCTCCACTATGCCAAGCAAGTCCTTGCGTAGCTTGTCTTGCCTTACCCAAGTACCGTTGATATGCGGATAAGCGTAGAGTTCAAACTTCCACTTCTCTGTAGAGGGTCTCCACGTCCACCGGTTGCTGAACCGGTTAAACAAATCTGTGCTCCAACCCCATCCTTTATTTAAATGCCATGAAGGAAACATATCGGGATCATACCAACAGTTCGGATGCAACCTCGCCTCGAAGTTCATCTTCTTAGTGTTGATCGTTGCAAACTGACTGCCGTTGCAGTAGTGTTGCCCTTCTTCGATGGTGTAGGTCTTGATGGTCATGGAAGTTGCTTATATAGTATAAAGTCCCTAACCACCCATCGGGACGGATTGTCTTTTACAATATTTCTATCCGTATATCGTAGCGCGGTGGTGATGTTCCGCAGATTCCTCTTAATCTCGTATTCGCTATTCCCCTCAAGGATAATATTATCGACAGTTATTCTAAGGGTATGATCCCTCTTTTGTAACGTCAACGACCCTATCCAGCGTTTTGCCATGAATAGGGCAAATATATATTTTTTCTAAACATAGCCAAATATGTAACACTATTTCTTATAAACAAATGTAGCCAAATATATATCGTTTATTTTATAAACCGTTTATTACTAACTTCGCCCCATGCCAAAACCACCTCCATTATGGATGACAGATGAGGAGCAAATAGCTCAGTGGAACAGGGCTTTTCCAAGTAAGAAGATTCATAAACAGTCACCTACGAATGCACTCACAAAGGCTATTCGGGACTACGCAACACTGCTTGGATGCGCTACGGCACGGGTGAATACTACCGGTAACTTTAATCACGACAAACAAATATTTGTAACTTCAGGAGCCACCAACGGTTACGAAGATATTGACATTATACTACCCATAGTAATCAATGGATTACGCTTGGGACTTAAAGTAGCAGTTGAAGTGAAAGTAGGGAAAGATCGGCACAGACCGGAACAGAAAGTACGCATGGAGGCTGTAAGAAAAGCCGGTGGAATTTACATCATCGCAAAAACTTTCGATCAGTTTAAGGTGGACTTTGATAAACTTATAACTTTGTATAAAGAATATAAGTAACGGATAATGCCCCCTATCAACTATTGAAAGATGAAAACCCTAATTAACGACTGCCTCCTTTTCAAAGATAAATCATGGGTCAGCCGCGCCCTGGGTATCATCTTGTGGATAAATATTGCCAACTTCTTCTATATTCTTTATCTCTGCTTCAACCACGAATTATGAGAGAAAAGTTCATCCTCCCCAAATACAGAAAGCGCCAACAGGTGCGTCAAGGCATCATTGAAGATGTCAGTCACACAACTGTTGGCTATTTCTACCTTGTACGTGGTCAGTGGCTCGCCGAGCATGAAGTGATTACTTCACCTCCGGCTGTCCAAAGCTGAGGTTCAACGACACGGCTGTGCGGTCGAATATCTCAATAGCAATGAACCGTATCACATTCCCGTTCTGCTGAAACTGTACAGTCGTCTTCCCGATAGTCTGCGTCTGTACAACAGCCGACATTCCATCTTCACTGACTTCTATACGTAACACCGGATCGTTGTTGCTGAACCAGTCTACCCTGCTGACCTGATCTTCAAGCTCTACCCTGAAGACCTCGCCAAGACGTACATCTATCTTATCGACAGCGTAAATCTTGGCGTTGTCCAGTACGACGTTGATTTTCATTGCTTATTTAAGCTCTGCTGCGCCAAATGATAATCCAAGTGAAGAAGCCTGTGCAGACACAACAGCTAAGTCAATGGTGTCAGTGATTTCGGTTACGCCTGCTCCGAGGTCTGCATCCGCTGTTACAGTGATAACAGAGTTGCCTACTGATCCTGATACAAGGTAGCAAGAAAGTCCGTCTGTTGCAGGAACAAGTGTAGCGTCGCCAGATACTACTGTCCATACCGGAGTACCATCTACTGATGCGGGGTTACCGGCTGCTGTTAATGGGGCTAAGATTGCGTTGATCTTTTCGTCTGAGGTGATTGTGACTAACATTTTTTTGAGTTTAAGTGTTTGTTGTTAAGAGTTTGGTTTAAGTGATCTATACTTGTCGCCCCAAAGATAGTGCTTGGGTGAAAGGGTTTTGTGGGTGGGTGAAAATTATTGTTGGGGTAACATTGCTATTGCTGTTGTAATAATTTCCCCCTTGTCGTGTTCCTCTGCCAAACATCCCTGCGGGTGAAGGGACCGAAGGTCTCTTGCGCTCCGTGCTGTATGATGGACTGAGCCAACTCTTCGATTTCTTCATGACTGACGTACTGTGATGTCACATACTCGCCTCGCACTCGCATACGGTTCCAGTAGCTATTATCGCTCATTACCTGCAATTGTAGCCACCCTACTATTTGAATATTATCTTCTTCGCTTAAACCAACATCTGTTCTCACTACAACTTCGGAGTCTACGTGTACATGGTGTAGTCCTGTCAACCCCATCGGAACCAACCAGCTCACCAGCGGTCTCGTCTGCACCCCCATATCATGCCACCATACTGTTCGTGGTGTCGTCCATGACCCTCCACACAGATGCAGGATACTTGCATTTCCTTCCGGCCAGTCCCTCAGCACCTCTCCCGCCTCGTTCGCCTCTATCATATTCCATACGCAGGGCGCACCGTGATCCGTAAAGGGGGCGTACTCCTGATACTTACTTCTGTCCAGGATACAACACGAAGGATGGATGTAGCGGAAGGAGTCTTCACCTTCACCTGGTGTACAACCCTCTCCCTTCTTACTCTGTACCATGAGTGTACCGGTGGCGTATTCTACATCGGGCAGGCGTACCCTGTACCTCACGATCACATCCGAATCCATCAGCCATACATAAGGTGTCTTGATAACGTTCTTGATACCGTGGTCCATCATCACGCCATGACTATGATAGTCCGTTGTCCAGTCGTGGATATGCAGATGCGGGTATATCTGCTCCCTTGTCTTAAGCCATGTTCTTGAATAGTCATCACTCATGCCATCCAATACATGAATCTCAATATCGGGGTAGTGCGTCAGAATAGAACTCACGCATAGCGTGATATTCTCTAACGTATTTCGGTGGCATATTAATATGCTCACATTCTTGTTTGCCTCTATGGGCGTAGGGCTATATCTTATCATTGTTCTCTCTTATATCAGTTCAAACCACTCCTAAACCTCAGCAGCGCACCACTAAGCTCTATGTCCATTATCACATAGACGAAGCTGTCCTCTCTCACCGTAGTCCGTATCGTACCCACAACCACCTGCACCTCCCCGCAGAACCACCACATCGGCTTATCCCCGTTACTCGTTCTAACTGCTTGTAGGTGGTGGGTCATAACTTTCAATCGCTTTAAATATTTCGTAGACTAACGCCGGCACTACTGCATTGCCCAACGCCTTTATGCTTTCGTTTCGCCATTTTGGAAAGGTAATACCAGATAATCCAAAGGAAAGCTCATCATTTCGCATACAAACAGGGGCGACAGTTGGGAAGTTTGCCCAGTAGTCGTTGCGAAGTGGTGTGCCAACGTGTCGCTCTGCCTCGATGGGTCTGTCCTCACCGCTCCTCCCTTGTGACAGTTGGCCGTTGGAGTTGGCAACATACCCGCTATCGCATCTTCTAAATTCCCCTTCCCTCTGTTGTTGCTGCAATTTCCCCTCGATGCCGCTTCTCTGTGTGTTGGTAAGAGACCGTTGTGGTCCATAAAATTCTTCAGGCTCCTCCCGCCCTGCTTGTACTGCGTCCCGTGATCGGCTCCCGTGGTTGGGGTCGGAAGGAGTTGAACCAACCTCCCTAATCCCACACTCCCGTCCTTGCCGTTCTGATTCACCTTCCTCGGTAGACCTTTCGTTTCTCTGAACGTATCGTTCTTCCCTATTATCGCTCCCGTGGTCGCATCGCTCGCTACGGGGGATGGGAGAAGACCTGATCTTGCATGATTGCTTAAATAGTTCTGATCGCTGCAACTCATGTTCTTGTGACCTTCGCAAGCCATTGGAGTAGGCAACAATCCATATCCTGTCTCTTCTATGCGGTGCGCCGACGGCACAAGCTGGAAGTAGAAACGGGAGGACTTCGTAGCCCTGAGCTTCCAAATCAGCCTGCACCTGGTCGAATACCATGCCCCCGTTCCAATTAGTAAAGCCCCGAACGTTTTCGCCCACGATCCAGGTTGGTTGAATCTCTCGAATTGCTCTAAGCATTTCCGGCCAGAGATGCCTGTCATCTTCCGTTCCAAGTCGCTTTCCGGCTGCGCTGTATGGTTGGCATAGTTATGGGAACCCACCGGTAACGATGATGTCGTCATTTCTCCAGTGGGTTCCAAACCGTTTTGTAAGTTCAATATTAATTGTTTCATAGTTCAATGTGTGAATATCTCCATGCCTGTATGATTCTGGAAAATGATAATCCAAAACCTTATTGCAAAACGGATTAATCTCAGATGTAAGATATGTTTTCCATCCCATCCACTGAGCCGCCAACGAGAAGCCCCCTATACCCTCAAATAGTCCGAAGTGCATCATCCCTTCTTCCCCGCCGGCGTATCCCTTATCAGCTTCTCCTTGATGGCGCGGCGTATCCATGCCGACAAACTCAAATCATCTGCCTGAGCTAACAGCATTGCCTCTGTAAATGTAGTGTCCTCAATCCATGCTTGTACGCCTACCATCTTTTTTGTGTTTCTTCGCATGTGGCAAAGATAACTAATAATCGGTGAAAACAAATGAAAGTTATCAACAATACTTAAAACCTTGCGCTTTCGGCTAAATTTGCTGCCCGCATCATTCCCGCATCATCATTTCTACCATCACAACCATTTTCACAGTGGTCATAATTTCTTTCATGAAACTCAATTTTCATCCTTCCGCATTTTACGCACTTCCAAATCCTCATGCAATTATCCCACCACGGATACAATTGAAAACCGCCACTACTATCACAATTTCCCCAAATAAACTGCTTCGGCGTACCGTTAAATAACACCAGGTTTTTAGTAAACCATTCCTTATATTGACTTTCAGTAAAACTCTCAGGCTTAATTTCAATATAAACAGGCAGAGCGTCATCCCTTAATGCCACATTATATAGCACGAAGTCCGGCAAATAACATTCGTCTCCATTAGTAAACCCTTCCGGTTCATAATTCCATCTGACATGAATCATATCAAAAAACATAGCCCACCTCGCTTCCAGACGGCTACGAAATTTTATTCCATTATACGTTGTTTCAATAGGGAGCATCCCCAAGTTCTTCGATTTTTTCATAGAAGTTAGTTTGTATTTGTTCTTTTATAAGCCAGTTGGCATCATCATAATGATTCACGCTATTATAACGCCCATTCTCACGGTTCCACGCAAGACGACACTCTCCATTTTCTCCCCAATGCTTAAACTTTACCTTTTGTACACTTAATATAGTCTGCGAAGTCTGGCTATCCCTGTGAATCACCAGTCCAAGCGAACACTTATTATAGAATGCCGCGCTCCCGCTAACGGAATATAATGTAGGCATCTCGTATTCAATACCATCTTTCTTCTTTTGAATCTTTGTAGGATGGGCCACAAGAAATAAATGCACCCTGTTTTTTTCACAGAACATCGATAGCTTATCTAATTCATGGCTTATGTATTGCGTTTCGTTGGTCGTAAACTTATGTTCGAGCTTATTCCACGCATCGATCACAAATAACTTCACCCCCTTTCTTCTCACTAATTGCCGGACCGTATCTAAAATACTATCAAGAGTGAAATCTTCTTCAGGCTTTATGAAATAAAAGTTATCATCAAAATACTTTTTCACAAGAGTCAACTCGCTATAATTCATCTTATTATAACCTTCAAATCTTTTTCCGATCAACTTTTCAGCTATCTTACTAAAATGAAGCTGAAGTGGATAATTCTCTGGGCTATAAAAAGCAACCTTCCATCCATACAAAACATTGAGCTTACAACAGAGCCAGTCCACGACTTCACTTTTCCCCATGCCAGGGATACCTGTTATCAACGACAAATACCCTTCATGGAAGGAGATTAACCTATCCACATCGCTTACCCCAATCCTGCAACCTTTTGGAAGTCCATTATGATAATAATCATCGATTTCAGCATCAATATTTTTTGCCGTAAAAACGCCCTGAAGCGGTATATCCTTTTTATTTTCGACCGCATCATAAAGTGCCTGCGATCCATACTTCATCAAAAATTCATTTGCATCCTTGCAATCATTAAAACTGACAACAAAACAGTTTTCGGCACCAAGTCTTCGTATAAATTCATCCCTGAGCACATTTCCGGCACTATCGTTATCTAATGCCAGAACAAACTTCACATCGGGGTCAAACATATCGATTGCGTGATCGAGATACTGCATATTATTCGACCCCTTTACCGCTCCATTTGGTACAGATATACAGTTAGTTACACCAGCTTCTATCATACTCAGGCAATCCATCTCACCTTCCACAATCACAATTTCTTTTGCCTGTTTTACCGCATCCAAATTGTAGAAAATAATACCGGCATCCTTCACCATTTTGAAATTTTTAGCCCCATCCCGATATTTGACATTAATCAGTTCGTTTTCCAAAAAATAATTAAACTGAACTGTGTTGACTTTTTTACCAACCTGCGGCATAAACTCCATCCCTTCGCTTAACCGCATCGAAACAACCGTTTTTTGCCCTATTCCACGCGATTTAAGCCACGATAATACCTTGTCTGATACCTTCGTGCCATTAAACCCCGAAAGTGGCTTAATTGGCTTAGAAATAGCCTTATTTTCGATTTCCCTATGAAGCATCAGCGAAACATTGCAATGAGAACAATGCCCAACCGCCTTTAAAACATTATAACTGAAGCACTTAGCGTTTTTTTTCTTACGATCAGTTGAACACACCGGACACGCCATGTGATTCTCTCCTGATCGTAACACATTGATAACATATTTGTTACCGTCTTTTGGATTCCAAACTGTGATTCCTTCCATTAAAATTCCCCCTCTTGGGCAGGCGGATTGTCTACCCCTATTGTTTGAACGGCATGGTCTATAACAAACTGTAAATCAATATCATCACCCTTGTATTGCCAACCCATACCCTTCCAGTAATCCCAAATCTCCTGCACCTGACCCGTTACACCGGCTTGAAGCAAGCCCGAGGTCAGTTCCGAAATGGAGAACGGCGAATCGTTTTGGTTTTTCCCCACACCCCTTTTCCTATTACCATTACTATTACTATTACTATTACCTGTAGGGTATCGATACCCTACCTTAAGGGTATCTTTATCCTTTGGTAAGGGTATTGATAGGGTATCGATAGGGTTAGGATAGGGTATTGATAGGGTATCGATACCCTTTACTATACCTAACTTGCTATCCAAGAAGTAGTTAGAAAATTTATGAGAAATACCATACCACCTCTTCGCTATCCCTTTATGTACCGGAGATGCCAATAATGGTAGGTTTTTCTGATGCCTAAGAAAATTAGGTATGAGCAAACTTCCCCCATCATCCGACCACATCACTTTTCTACCAAAACCCTTAACTATTTCGTCAATCTCCTCCTCTTCGAGCTTTAAATCAGCACTCGCTACATCCACACACCACTCCATATACCCGCATATATCGCAATTGTCACATAACCAGAGCCATACGAGCTTACTCTTCACGTCTAATGACCGGAACCATGAATCCCTCCACTTCCCAGTCTCAGTATATCTACTTGCCATCTGCCACCTCCTTGCCTATCTCCTTGAATACTATATCGCTATCCCTTACCATTACCCACATCTTACGACCCCCTGGACGTGATACCATGATCGTCCCATTACTCCCCCACCTGCGTAGCTGCTGTACACTACGACCAGTAAGAGTGCTCGCCTCTCGTATCGTATAGTATTTACCATTCACTTGTTGATTCATTTTGATTTATTTTGATGCAAATGTATATCAGACTGATTTATTCCAAAGTTTTTTGACGGACAGTTTTCAACAATGTTTTGAACAGGGAGTTTTGACCAGAATAGTTTTGATTGTTCCATACATGATTACATCACCACCGGCATCCGGCGCGCGGGGAATGCTTTTTCCGAACCCGACCCCCTCCGAAACTTAAAACGGGAGCGAAGCAAAGAAAAATAAAGCAAAGCAGAAAAAAACTTTTCAACAAAGCAGAATGTTAATTCATTGATTGTCAACCGTAACAAAGCTAAGACACATGACTGGGCTTTGTTATGACTAAAGGATATTCGTAAGAGCGGTCAATCACGTTTGTATATAACCGTTATATTTGCGATATGTCATTCATTCCGGATAAACCAATGTTTGAAACACCTGATGATGTGTCGCCAGGGATGAGAAGATATAATGCACTGAGAACCAAGCGAAAACTTGAAAAGTCAAGCGTTGATTATGGGGAGAAATACTCTAAACCCATAAAACCCAATAAGTTAAGCGCAGCTTATCAGATAGTAACCTCAGGAATAGTAATTAACATTGTCGCCAATAAGATAGCAAAGCAATGGGGGATTAATGGGAGTGAATTAATACTATTGACCGGCATAAGTGCGAAGTATTACAGTTGGAGCATGGTGATAAGTCACATGTTTTATTTTGGAGGTGCCAGGATGAACCGGCAACGTTTGCGCCACATGGTAGAGATCGGGCTGGTTATTGAGGTCCCACGTGGAAAGCGCAAAGATTATATTTTAAGTGAGCAGGGCACAAAGATAGTCCGGCACTTTTCAGACGAGCTAATTGATAGAATGCGAAGGACAGGCATTGAATAGCCTAATCCCTACTAATCAGATAGACTATTCATTCAGCCCATTTCAGGAAGAATTTACACGTCCTTTTGCAGTCCACAAGTTCAGTAATTGGTTAAGTAATTGATACTGTAGAAGAAATAATTTCATTGAATGTGCTATATATGGCGATATTGATCGTATCATTGTACCAGACAACAATCAAATAATAGACACAATGAACACCCACACCACAACAGTATTAGCTACATTCATACAACGCCAAGCCGATGTATTGAGGGACACAGTAAAGGAGATAGAGGCATCTCCAGAGGTATGTCATAATCATTATGACAGATATATGCTTCTGATTAGTGAATGCAATAAGATTAAGCACTCCACTAAATTATGGGCAGTAGTATTAATTAAAGCAGGCGCAAACGTGCCAGGCGTTGAAGCAGCAGTAAACATATTAGGCAATTAACCAACCGGCACCGGACCGCTTCCGGTAATAATTCACCCCATCACTAACAACTAACAACAGTATAACACTAAACAATATGAACACAACAGCAGAGTTAACAACCGAACACACCCAACTATTCAACAGTATATACTATCATAATGTTGATCGTCGTGAGGCATTCAATGAACTTTGGAAGAAAGCCAAGTCCACAATGACAATAACGCAAGACGAATTTATACGGCAGATGGACCATGAATTTATGGAATGGTGCAACACTGTAATAGTTAAACAAGTCAACGGCAAAGAACCTATATGTAATGGCAGTATAAATGATTCACTTTCGTTAGATGAGTTACTGCAATTTGATGCCGGTAGAAAGACTTCATTCATTCATAGTATGCAAGTTTCAGGACAGTATAATAATAGTTTCAGTGTATTGCCTGAGGTGTTTTTTAAGATGGACCCTATTTACACATGGCCAGAGATTCAAGAATTATTGAAGGGCAGCGAATCAGAGTTAAACGAGGCATTAACTAAGGTGTATAATAAACGAAGTAATCATAGGGCAGCTTTATTGAGTGCAGAAAATGACTACTATTATAAATTAGGATTAATGACCCGTGAGAAGTTAAAAGAAGTTAAAATAAACGGTGAATTTGAGATGCCACTACATCAATTGATCGGATATATTGAGAGTGGAGGCAATTGGAACGACTTCAATACGGCAAGAGTGAACCAGTCGTTAAAACTGATAGATAAAACTTTCCCGCGTCGAAATTATGGTGCGAACAATTGCAATACAGGGACAAGACAGCACGTATTTACAACGATGAACGATTACATATTTTTAAAGGTGAGTTATTGTAACTCGTCAGAACTCGCACGTTTTATCGAATGGTTTGAGCAGTATAAAAATGAGATTGCAAAGATCAATAAATGTGATTCAATCCGGTATGAATCAAATGAATTTGAACACGACGGAAGAGACTTCACTCTTGTAATGTGGTGGGACTGATACAATACCTATAAACCAATAAACCTATAAACCAATAAACGAAAACAATATGGAAAACAAACCAACTAAGAAACAGCAGTCTATTGATATGCTGATGAGTAAGCCGGACGCAATCCGAGAAGATTACAAAGGCATTATATTAATAACGCATTCACCCTGTAGTGTCGCAGTATATGAGGGCAAAGGATGGAGACCGGCAGCATATTACAGATTTAAAGAAGAAGAGCGAAGAATTGAATTTATAGCAGAACGCAAGGGGCGCGCAGATAGACAGGAACAGGAGAGTAAACAATTAGCTGTTAAGTACGAGGAACAAGCTAAGAGCATAAAGGAGGGTACAATATTATATAGTTCATGGGGATATGAGCAGACCAACATAGACTTTTATAAGGTAGTAAAGAAGATCAATAAAAAACTTTGGATTGTACCCATATCACAACGCAGGTCATTTGAAGAGAGCGATATGTCAGGCAGTTGTATAGCCGACCCTGAAACAGTGACCGGCGAGCCGTTTGTTAAGTTCATAAATAAATGGGGAGGTGTAACGCTTAATAGTTTCAGTTGGTGCGGTCCCTGGGATGGGCAGCCTAAAGGATGGACAAGTTACGCATAATACCAAGCGAAACGGGGACAACCCCGTATATATTAAGACTTCTAACAACTAAAAAGGTCGCAGGACCGCAATAAGAAACAATATGAAATATTCACTATGGAACATTGAGCACGAGAGTGTATATACTGTCATGCTATATAAGGTAAGAGACACCAACAGTAGTAAAGAAGTTGATAAGTGGATGAGTGCGGGCATGTATAATGCCGCCAGCTTCTACAGGGAAGAGGATGAAATTAATGCAAACTATGTACAAACATTTACAGAAGACTAACAACACCTAACGCGGGCGCGCATACGCAAAAGGATATGAGAACAAAACAAGCCACACACGCCACGCAAACAGAACTAAGGAAAGATGTAATAATTGCAGCTAATATTACATACTTAGGTACAACATTCAACACAAAGTTAAAAGTTGAATATAGGCACACCGGCGAAAGGTACAGCATGAATGCACACGAATACACAGTAGAAGAAGGGAGGCGAAGAGTAGAAGCAGGAGAAAAGATAAAGCACACTTCGGGATATTGGTATATAGATAGACTTGCAATATATTACGGTCCCGATCAATATTGGTACATAAATAACGACGGGGACAAATACGAAGTTAATAAGATAAGTAAATATGGTAGAAAAATACACGCAGAACTGTCTAAAGAAACGATAATATTTGAACGTAAAAGATATAAACCATGAGAACAGCAGCAATACTAATATCCCTGGCATTGATTGGCTACAGTTGGCACAAGGACCAGCAAGACCGCATTCACCACGCCATTCAGATCAGAGTAGATGAAGGCACCGACGGTGAGATACAGCAAGCGATTGACGAAGTATCAGAGCTATACAACCTCAGTGAAGAGGACAAGGAACAGCTATACAGAGCATACTATGTAGGAGGGGGAGAGGAATGAAGAAGGACGCACGACCAAGACCATACCCGCACTATAAGTATCCGGACGAAATAGAGATACAAGTAAAACCAATGAGTATAGATCAGTGTAAATGGCATTCAGTGAAACAAGGTAGTTTTGAACTCAGGACCATTAATTACGGATGGTTCCCGACTGAAGCAGTAATGGGAGTAGTAAATAGATTTTACGAGGACACACATGGAATAGGAGCAGATATAGGGCGAAATTTAGGTTCAGCGGCAATCACAGTAGTAGACGTTGAAAAAGCGAAACAAATGTTAATTGAACAAGGATATAAACTTATAACAGCATGAAAACCATATTAAGCCACTTCCTAACAACCGGAAAGGCAGGCGATATACTATATACCCACCGAGACGACAAGCATGTAACAGCGCAGGCGCATTATAACAACCGCAAGGTAGCAACACAAAGAATGTACGCACTTGATGTTAAGGATGCCGATATAGTAGAGAGGATTGTGAAGGTAACTATATTGAAGTAACGAACAAGAGAACAACGAAGATAGTTCAAGACTAACAGCAACGGAGTAACGAACACCACTAACGGCAACGTGTAGCCGAAGATACACGACCTAACGGCAAGGGAGAGCCGGATAAAGATAATAACTATGACACAAGCAGAACAATTCAGGAAGTACCACGCTAAGGTTGAATACATAAACGGATGGAAGCAAGAGACCATAAATGCAATACCGGATGCAGAGAGGCTATCTTATGAGAACCAAAGAGGGTGGAGATTCTCAGATGGGTCCGAACTATGGGAAGGAGACCACGACCTGTTTACACATGAGCCTGATGACAAGGTAGCACCAACCCCAGAGGACGCGAACAAGGGAGCCACTTGGAACAGCACCAACAGCAACATAAGTCCCTTAACAACATAACCCACTAACAATCAACACCAATTAATTTAACATAAACATAGCCATATATATAGTATTGTGGCTATGTTTGCAAACGGAGGAACAAGGTAGGAATGCCTGAAGCCCCATACAAGGAGGAAACAATGAACAAGGTAACAACGTACACCGACAACCTGATAGGCATGGTAGTCGGAAAAATATTGGCGAAGGGCGGGGAAAATAGCACTACTGATGAGTTATGTAGGAATGTTGACAAAAGTGCAAATGCTCATTTTAATTACCGTCTGCCGCCTTTTGCCAATATATTGTTAGCTGCCGTTTTTCGTCAGCCTATAACTTGACAAAATGATTAAAAAAGTAAACATATAACCTGACAAAATGGATAAATTAAATACCACACCGCCTTATGCTGTTGATGCTGAAAATGAATATCAA